AATAATGGCACAACTAAACTCATAAAGCTCCAATTCATTTACTAATATATTTATAGCCCAAAACGGATAAAAGTGCAAAACTAATATACAACAATGAATTTAAATCTTTCATATTTTAGCTCCAATATCTTCTACAAAACGAAGTGCTTCTGATCTTACATACCATTCCCAAGGAGTGCCATTCCTATCAACAACAACACAATAATGCTCACTATTTGGAACACTACTAATCTTACCATAGAATTGAGTTCCATCTTCAATCTGAAACATAACTTCTTTGCCAGTATTTCGTTCCATAACAAACATTTTAGCATCTTCATTTACGCTAGTATCAGCAGTTTGAGGATACTTTGCATCATAATCTAATGGGTTAGCTCCAAGTATAGGACTCATCTTTTATCTCCACTTCCTTTAATCTTACCTCTTTTTAATCTATCTGCAAGTTTAATTAAATTACTTCCTGCAACATCTTCAAGATTAACTCCAAGTTCATCTGCTAAACTGGCACAATACCAAAGAACATCACCAAGTTCATCAAATATATCTGCTTTAGCTTGTTTTGAGAGTTTTCCATTGTTATCTCTCATTACCTTCTTAACTTTGTTAGCAATCTCGCCAGCTTCGCCAACAAGCCCTAAAGTAGTATAGTATAGCCCATCATTGGCTAAATCTCTTGGATAAAAAGCGGTTCTGCCAGCATTAGCTTGATAGTTATTAAATGTCATTTCTTTTTATTTTTAATCTCGCCCAAGCCTTTAATTAGTGCATAGTTAAAACCAATATTAATATACTGCTCTTTAGTAATATGCTCACGACCAAGACTTTCAAAAGTATTTTCCATTTGATCGCTCATATCTACTTTAGCATCATATACAGATTTCTTTTTAAACTTACCAATTTTAAGATAGTAAGGGTCGTTTTTGGATAGTGTTTTATTTTTCATCTCTTTTTAGATTTTAACTTTTTATTAAGAGAAGTCAATTCAAATTTATTATTTTTTGATTTTGAGAATATATGCCTAAATCCAATCATAATATACTCTTGTTCTGTGATAACTTTCTTACCCACATTTTTTAATATTTTAAATGCTTTTTCGTCTCCTTCTAGGTCTGCAACATAAGATGTAAAAGATTTAAGATTGCTGTATGTAATTTGTGGTATTTTATTTTTCATTATTTAATCTTTCAGCTTCCGCATCATCCCATTCTATTTCTTCTCTATATTCTTCAACTTCTTCAATAACATCATCTGGTGGCAAATTACCAAAGATAATTTCAACCAATTCATCTACTGACATATCAAAATAAGTCTGATAGATAAACTCTTTCTCATCCTCGGAACAAGTCTCAAGGTAATCTTTAATAGTTTTAAACTTTTTCTTCATTTTAGGAACACTTCCTTACCTTTCTCTTGACAACTTCCTTACCTTTCATATCAAATTGCTCTAACTCTCTTTCTTTTCTCCACTCTGCTAATTCTTCTTTTGCTCCGTTAAATTCAGCCCAATCGTCTAATTCTGCATCTGTCAGATATTCCTCATTTTCTTCTCTTGTAACGCATCCGTGAGCATCGTTTTCTGCTTCGTCTGCATAAGATTCAAGAATATGCTCGGAGCTTGAGCCGTGTTTGTTACTAATATCATCTGTGATAGTATAGATAGTCACTTTATATCTTACTCCACTTTTAAATTCTGCCAACTTCTTCTTTTGATCTTTCTTGGTTATAAGTATTGCTTTTTGAATCTGAGCCATCTCTTTTCTGTGAGTATTTACAATCTTCTCAAGATCATTATAATAAGGTCTATTCTGAAAGATAAGCTCAATCAAATCCATTTTACTCATCTCAACATAATTACGAGTAATAGCTTCTCTTTCGTCTCCCGAAAGACTATTGTAAAACTTTAGTGCGTTCTTAAACTTCTTTACTTTTTTGCTCATATATTCAATATACTGCAAACTTTAAAATTGTCAATAGGTCACGCCAAAAATATTTACTTGAGCATTAGGATTTTTACTACCATCTGGACTATCCATTATATTATATTTTGTAGAATAGTTTTGACTATCTTCGCACATAGCATTAGGAATTGTTTGATAGTGTGCATTTGCACAACCAACAAAGAAAAATGTCATAAGAATCCAAGCTACTACAATAAGTATAAAAGCTATAATTTTAATTGGATTAAATACCATCTCTTAAACCTACGCTTTCTATAATTATTTTATTTTCTTGAGCTTCGATAACTTCTTTTACTGATAGTCTTTCATTTGCCATTGGCGAATGATTTAAAAGAAAAACTAAAGAAAAGATTTCTATTGGAGTCCACATAAAATTATATGATAGGATAGTGGGGTTGAACCATCTATCCTACCATTACATTACTTGACTGAAACCGAAACTACTGAACCACCAGTCTTGTTGGCAAATCGCTTACTAGCGATCTTTGCACCACGGAGCGTTGGGTAGCTCTTAGGAGCAACAACAAGCTGACCAGTCGTAGCTTTGACTTGCCAAGTATATTGCGTTTGGTTTGTATTCATAAGTTAATATTAGTATATATTTGAAATAATGTCAATATATTATTTTTTATTTTTAAACTTTTCCTCTTGGGGTTGCTCATTAACATCTTCTTTATTATAGATTGCTCTCTTGGGTCTACCCATATTAGTCATTTTCATTTCTTTGCCACGCTTGATATTACCCCAAGGATTCATACCAGAGTTTTTAATATTATTTACGATAAATCGTATTTCTTTTAGTTCTTGTTTTGTTAATGCCATAGTTAGTATATACTAACCGAATTTAAAATTTAGATCAAGTATTATTTTTTACAACGACAACCAGAACAACCACAACTTAACTTTAGATTTAACAACCACTTAAACGCTTTTTTTAGTTTTTTTAACACTTTTCTTTTTGACTTTCTTTTTCTTTTTTGGCTTTTCTTCCCAAGCACCAGCAATTCCTTCTGCTTGATCTAATTCTGATGTATATTCTTCACCAACAAAAGGTTCTACTTCATAAGAATTTTTATTTAACTTATCTTTGATAGCATAAAAAGCATCTTCGATTTTAAATTTAATATTCCAATAGATTTCGTTTAGAAAATTCATACACGAACTCCAAAAATTCCACCTAAAATAAAACAAGCTGAAAGAATTAAAATTTCCATAATATTGTTCTATTACCTATTACACCTTGTTTTTAGGCTTTTCTTTAATATTTTTATTATAGGCTAAAACATCATCTAGATATTTATTTAACATATTCCGAATTGTGCGTTCTTTTTCGGGGTCTTTGCTATAATAGGATTTTTCTAAAGCCAATAATTGATCTCGCCAATGATTTAAACTAGCTGTATGTTCAGTTAAAAATTCAATTTTATTCTTCTTTAACGGCATCTCTAACCTCCATTTTCCATTTTTCAACAAGTTTTTCTGAATCAGTATAATCAGAATTATTGTTGCTCCTTAAGAGATAAAAGATTTTCTCGCTAGAGTCAATCTTATTTACGACATTTAAATATCCTTCTATAAGATGTTCTTTATCAACAAAATAATGACTTCTCATATATGGTTTTACCATATTTTCTTTACTTAAAATACTTTGAGTTAATAAATAACCATTCTTTTCATCTTTTTGGCAGAGAATAACACTTTTATATTTATCTGAGGAATAAAGATCAGAAAATTGTTTTGGCAATCCTAAATTAATAATGCAATTATGATGATAGACACCAAAAAAACTAATGGTATCATCAATAATCATTTTAATAAACCGCAACTTTAACTATTTTAGGATTATTATTTACAAACCTCATAGCTTCTTTTTCTGTTAAGAAAAAAATATCAATAACTGGATATTTGCCTCCACTAGCTTTTTTACGGATAACATCTGTGCCAGTATCGTGAGCAACTCTAAATCCAAGATTAGGAATATAAATCTTTGAAAAGAAAGGGATAATGCGAGGGTCTACGGCTACGCTTCTATTAGGTTTAAGCGTAGCACCAGTAGAGCTTTGTCTTTTTGCACTCCAAGAATCAGTATCGCTACCTTTTGCCCAATAAGCAGTTAAGCGAACCTTGATTTCTTTTTTTGGAATTAAATCTTTCACAAAAGATTCAACCATTTGATTCTTAATATTATTAGAAATAATAGGTTTGCGAGATGAAGATGTGATTTCGTTCTTGAATAAAATCCAAGAAGCACATAACAACACAGCTATTCTACATAGTATTTTCATAACTTGTCCTCTTTAAACTGAGATTAATTTAAATTGATTAAAATGTCAAGCTAGATTAACTTCTTCTAGCGACTAAATATTCCTTATGATTAATAGACTTCATAACAATATAGATTACACTCATAGGGCGTTTTAAACCCTATGAATGTATCCTATAATAGTATTACTTTGTAAGGAGATCAGATGCTCGGAGCTTGCTAGTCAATTTACGCTTGTCAAAGGAACGCCAATGACGAGTATGTTGATTAACCTTATCAAGAACCTTTGCCTCACTAATGGTAAATGTGCCGTTAGTGTTGTCTGTCATCTTAACGAAGTATGTTTTAGGTCTGTTTGCCATAATGATTAATAATATATATATTTTAACTATTTGTCAAATTAAATTTATCAAATCCACCTTTAATATTACTAAAATAAACATTCTTAAAGTTTAATTGGTAAATCATATCAGAGCATCCAGAGCAAGGAGCAGAATGATCTAATAGGTTATTTCGATTAATTCTGGTATTAACAAGAGTTAATTTAGAGCAATCTTCTTCGCCAAGTTTAATAACTGCATTTAATTCAGCGTGAGTTCCAACAATATCACTAATCTTTTCTTTATTTTTATTTACATAATTATATTTTAAATTCATTGGATGAGTTTTCATAGAGTTCATTCCAATACTAATAATACGATTGCGGTCAAGAATAAAAGAGAAGTGACGGCATCTTAAATCTGCATTATGTTTATTAATCAAGGCATAAGTAACCTCAATAATTTTATTGAAGTTCATTGTATTAATCTTTTTTGTCTAAATCTTGATATTGTTTTTCGACTTCTTCTGATTCTTTGTCGAGTTGTTCTTGAAATTCTTTTAAATAACCATCAATTTTATCTAAATCTGGAGCTTTTTGACTATAAAAATTACTAATATAATTAGTATTTGTGTTACCAAAAAAAATCCTAGCAATACTATAAGCACCAAGTATTTGCAAAAAAGAAAAATTTAAATCAAAAACTGGTGCAAAAAGATAATTCCACATTACATAAATTAATGAGCTATAAATAAAACAAAATAATAAATAAGAAGTAGCTAAATTAAGCCAATCAATTTTTTTATTCATTATGATAAAGTATTTATAAACATTGGAGTAAATTCTCCAACATAAGAACCTCTAACATTAAACTCAAAATAGTCAATAGCATCACCAATCGCATCTTCTTGATCTTTAAATTGTTCTGCAAGAATATCCAAACATTTCTCAATAGAATAAACTGCTATTGGATTTCCTTCTGAATTTTCGCCAACGCCAATAAAAGCGTCATCAAATCCATCTGCAAGAAGAATCTTGTCGGAAAAATCTGAATAACCAGTTTCAATAAAATCAGTAATCTTTTTGTTGTGTTTGCTTAATTTCATAATTGCTAATGTATATGGTGTCCTCTTAACCTTATTTATACTCACATTTTAACTTACACGCAAGCATTATTTTTTAAATCTATTTGTAAATGTAATTCCTATATAATAAAAAGGATAAAGAGCATAATAAAGAATTGTGAATAAAAATGTTCCGATATTATTAAATATATTCATTTCTTAATATATTTCTTGATTTTCTTTACAAGAGCTTCAACCTTATCAAGTTCTTGGCGTTTAATTCCAGATATATCTTTATTATGCTGATCGTGCCAAGAAACTAAAGCTGTAATATCATTCTCTAATTCTTCCAATTCTTTATTAACTCTACCTACTATTGTTTTTTGATTTTCCATATTATTTTGGTTCTTGTTCTAGAATATATTTAAATTTAATATAAAATTCATTTAATTTTAAAGCTATACTTGCTGGAATGGTAGAATTATTATTTTCTTCATACCAAGAAATAAATTCTTTCATAGTGCGAAGTGCCTTGACTTGTTCTTCCATACAATAGATACTAACTTAGTTTTATTTTTTCTTCAACTTTAATTTTGAATGATCTGCAAATAGTTTTGGATTATCTTTATAAAGTTCTTCAAGACAATCTTTTGTAAATTCTCTTAAAAATTTCTCATCTTTAATAGCATCAACAATTTTTTTAGCCATTAAAGCAAAAGTTTTTTCTTCTTTTTCTAAACCTTTTTCTATTCGTGATTTCTCTACTTTTTTTCTGCCCATAATTCTAATTACACATTAGAATTTAAATTCAAACTGCTCTGCCATATATTTAGGATTAGTTTCATATTTCTCAGAGTATAATTGACAAAGTTGAAAATCTGTTAAATTATTTAAATATCCAAGAATCCGATCTACAAGAGTTGTTGTGTGTTCTTTTAAATAGGCTTTCTTTAAATCTGATAGGATTTTTGATCTTGGATTAGTCATTTTCTTTCTCCAACAAAAATTCTGGTATCATATCTTCTGTTGCGTTCTTATCTTCAAGAACATCAATCCAATTTGTAATATTACCATACTTCACGCCCTGCATTAAATCTTCGTAAAGACATTCGACTGCGTGTTTGACCATTTCTTCGTTTTCCATATCTACGATATAGTTTAAATCTAAACAAACTCGCCCCATTTTCATTTTGAGTTTTTATACTCCTTTATAAATTCACTAGCTTCTTCAAGAGCATTTGTGAAGTGCATTGTTCTACAATCGTGAGGACAATCTTCGTCAGCTTGATTTACAAGTTCCTCTAGAAGTCTAATTGCTTTTTCCATTTCTTTATTTTGCTTCTTTTTCATTTTTTGTCAAACCAAATCCTAACTTTGGCCTTTCATCTTCACTAAATAATTCTATAATACGGATATTACTTATTAAGTGCCAATCATTATTAATTTTAATACATTTCTCGGCTGGAGAAATTTCTGTAACTTTACCTTCTTGAATTGCATACCTATTGATAGGAAAGTTAAGATAAAGAATCTTGCGATCAATTAAATCTTTTAATTTCATTCTTGTGGACTTTCATTTTTCATATCATTAAAATAAAAATCAATTTTATCCCTCAACTCTATAAGTTTTTCGCCAGCATCAAACTCAATGGATAATTCTTGTAAAGTTTTTTCATCTTCTAAAAGACCACCAACAAGAGCTAGTGCTAGTTCTATTTCTGCGTCATTAAAATAGTATGATGCTTTCATATTAAAATTGTTTGAGAACATATCCCCAATAATCGCTATCGGGCTTTTTTTGAATATCATCCCACATAATGCAACGAGCAATATAAGATGGAACATTTAATCTTTGGCAATTTTCCATCCAATGTTGCTCCATAGCTTTATACTTGGTAGCACCGACTTTTGACTTTGTGTATTTTAAATCTGCCATACCATAAAAGCGAAGATGGTGAACATCACCACATAAAACTCTAGCAAAAAGTGGGTCAATCATCTCAAAACTAAAACTTACTTTAGCGTAACTTAATCCACGAATACGCTCCACAAGATTATCACGAACAGAAACATATCGGTTTCTTTTTGTAGGGCAAGAAAAATCTTTAGGATTCTGCCAGAAATCTTTTGAGAAATCCCAAATATAATCTGTGCGTTCTTTCTGACAACCAACGCCAGAACGAGTAAGACGCTTTAGAAGTTCTTTGCGATTGTGCTTCCAATAGACAAAATCACGAATTGCAAGATACCCATTGATATTACCCTTCCAAGTGGTATGAACAGAGCAAAAGGCAAATAGCCAACGCCTAAAAATATCCTCATCAGTCTTGGGTCTTAAACTTTCCCAATACTGCTTGTAAGGTTCTACTTTGTGGCGGTGAAGCTCATTAAAGCTGGCGAAAAACTGATCTGGTTTAGTTGTGTCCATAGATCAAATATAATTTAAATTTAATTTAAGTCAAAGAAAATTATTGTATTACCCAAACAATTTCGTCAAATCCTTTACTACCAGCATCTAATACTTCTTGATGATTACCATAATACCATTCAGAATTTGCGTTATGAATAATTTTTGCTTCTCTCAATAATTGAACATAGTCCAACCCATCCTCATATCCTTTCACACATATATGTGTTTCTTGTGGTAATTCTTTAAGACAATTAATTAGTTCTTTTGCCGTCATTTTCCATCCAATTTCTTGCGTGATAGGGGCTTACAAAAGTTTTTACTATTTTTGCGTCAATAAATTTTGCGTGAGGATAATTAGGCTTATGTATTTCTTCATAAACAGCCCACTTGTCAAGAGGTTTTCCAAACTCATCCTCAAGCTCTTTGATGTATCTAATTACTTTCATATTTTGATAAGAAAGCATCTGCATCTTTTAATTTTTTAAAAGTTTTAACTTTGATAGTTTTAATTATCGGAGTTTTATAAATAGACCAAGATGAAATATAATTTCCATTTTTATCTTTATCTTGTTCTATGTAAAAATAATATTTTATATTGCTCATACAATCACATTAATTTTAGCATTAAGTTTATAAACTCTATCACCTTGCTGTTCATCGGGGTCATTTAAAGTATTACGCTTTTTATCGCTGAACCCAAATACTTTGCCATCATCAAGATCAACAATATTATTTGAACCATTCTTAATTTTCATATAAATTGCGTGATTGCCTCGTTGAACAGATTCGGGGTCAAAGAAAGAGAAAACATCTCCCTCTTTAAGCGAATTAAATTCTACCATAGCTTCTTTATCTCTTGATGTTATTGTGTATTTCATAAATTAAAATGGTCTAAAGTTATACATCCTTTCAGCTATCTTACTTATATTTGATTTATTTGTCAAACTGAAACCATATTTTTTCTTAAATTTTTCTAATAAAATTTTATTAATAGTTTCTTTACCAAAATGTCCAATAGTGCTTTCATCGGTTAGTATGTATTCTCCCTTTTTTAAATTAAATAAACTCATTATTTCTTGGACTTGATCGGGGTATTTATCTATTACCTCTGTTTCTGCAAACTCAATAATTTCACCATCGTATGAAATTAATTTTCCTTTATTAAAATCGTATCTAGGTTTCATTTGCTCCATTGAAATTCAAGAATCCAACCTAACCAATTAATTCCACATTCAATATAATATTTATTTTTATAACCGAAAGGTTTAGGAATATATCTAAACTTATATGAATTTAAAATATAAAGTCCAATATTTTTAACTCTGATACGATAATATACTTTGCTAATAAATATATCATTAGCTTTTAAATACATTTTAAAACCTTTCTTCATTTTTTTCTTTTTCTGCTTTTTCATTTTCCTCAAGAATTTTTCTTGTTAATTTATTAATATCAAGTGCCAAATTATATAGTGATTGATCTATATTTTGTAAAATACCTTTTATTTGATTTAATGTTCTATCGTTCATAATTTAATCCCATAAGTCTCTAAAATAAAGTCCAAGCAAAAGAAAACCATTTCTTTGACGCTCATAGGCTTTATTTAATTTAGAATAATCTGGTTGAATATTGTCTTTCGCTTCAAATTCAACAGAATAATTATCATCTTTTTGTTTTGTTAAAAACATTTTATTATCTTTAATTGGGTCAAACCCTTTTGGATAAACTTCGTAAAGTTCTTCTAAACTAATCTTGGGATTTTCTTCATCAACAATCATTTGAAGTGCAAAAATAATCTCATCTAAAACATTTTCATATTCTTCTTTAGAAAGAGATATTGATTTATTAATTGTTGTATCAACAAAATCTTTTTCTGTTTCGCTATATTCTAAATTTTTTTCATCATATATGTATGAAATAACCTTACCATCTACGATAAGATGATGGCGATTAGAAAGAGTATTAAAGTTTTTACGAAGATGTTTGATTCTTGGTAAAATAAATTTTGCGGTGGCTTGAGGAAGATTCCAGCAATCGCTATCAGAATAGCCACGAATTAGTTTTTGAAATGTATTTTTTATTTTAAACTTACCATTCAAAAAAATATGAGAGTAATAATTTACTTCGCCAAAAACCCAATTTAAAATAGGATTCTTGTGAAATCTAAAAGACCTCATCAATTCTTCTAAGGTTTGTCTTTCGTTCATATTTTATTTATAGTTTCCCTTACTGAATCTAATACTTCTTTAATGTCTTGTAAAGAAAATGATTTAACTGCACCATTAAAACTATAACCTTGATTATCTTTATCAAAAGTAACCATTAGTTTAGTTTCTGCCATAGTATAATTACCACCCCAATTAGTATATTGTGCTTCTTTTCCGTAAAAATATGCGGTTGCTGTTGGATTCTTACTATTAAGATTATACATACGAATAGTTACTGCATCAGCAGGAAATTTATCCGTAGATGTTTTATTGATAATTTGTCCAGATGGGACAACACCTTTAACTCTACTATTCTTTTCCCAAAATATTTTATGTTTCATAAACCTTGCTCCTTACATTTTTCTTCATAATCTTTTACAAATTTATATTCTTCCCAACGCCCAGCGTTAGCAAGAACATTACTCGTTAAAAGAACTCTATGTTGATCTTCATTTTTACTATTCTTTTCATCCCAAGTCAAGAGAATAACTCCAAGTCCAAAATCATCATAATCTTGAATCTTCAATTCAACACCTTGTTTTTCTTCTTGATCTAAAACACTTTCCACGGCTCTTGTGCAAGCCTCATTATACCAATCAGATTTATTAATTTTTTTAGTATCAATGTCTACTTTTGCAAGCCAATTATGTCCAGTTACATAAAAATTCATTCTTCATCCTCATCTTCAAAATCATAAACTGGTTCATTTTCTTCTGGAGAACGAAACCAAAGATAAGTATGATCGTTTTTTTGTTGAGCTTCGACAAATTCTAGATTGCAATTTTGTAATCTTTGTTTTACAATATCTATGAAATGATTTCTAATTTTAATAAACAAACTTTCATCGCCCGCAATCCATTCATAGGATTCGCCAAATTCCTCTGCAATCATTTTAATTTTAGGATGTAAATTCATTATACATCCTCCAAGTTAATTTTTTCTGGCTCACCTTCTTGACAAAGAAGCTGACCTTTCAAGTGCATCAAGGTTTCAATAACAGAATCTAAATTATATTCAGAAGTATCGCTAGTATCAAAATCAACACTTTCTTGAATATTTAAAATATCTTCTATTACCAAATCAATTTTATCAGTTATTTTCTTGTTCATTTAGCATCATCTCCATTTTTAGATTATCCAATTCTTTCTCTCCAAGATCAAGCAAAAAAGCAGAAGGATGAATATGTAAATTCATATCAAGGTGCGGGATATAACAATAAAACATTTTGATTTTACTATCATAGTATTTTACCTCTGATATTGTTCCGTATTTTTTGCTTTTGATTTTAACGCTTTTCAAGATGCTCCTTATGGTAATCTTGACCCTTTTTAGTTAATGCTCTGCCAGTTGGTCTAATTTCAATTAAACTATTACGAACAAGATATAGTTCGACATTTTTTTGTAACATATCTTTTGTAAGGTTAGTTTTCGCTGAAAGATTAGTCAATCTAACTTCGCCGTGTTCTTTTAGAATTTTAATTACATTAAGCTCAATTTCTGAAAGACCAAGAGGATAGATAGATAATTTGCTTTTAATTTCATCCCACCCTTCTTTAGTTAATTCATTGGATTTTTTACTGGCTAAATAAGAGGAGATTTGATTTGCCATAGATTGAGCTTGTCTAGCATTACCACGGCAAACACTAGCTACTTCGTTAATAATTAAATCATTAATCTTTTGATTCTTTGTGGATAGATTTCCAGAAATAATCTTACCTAACTCAACATAAGAGTAATCTTGAAGATCAATTCTGTAAAGACGATCAAGAAGTGCGTGGAAAATCTTTTGAGCTTCCGTTGTGCAAAAGATAAAAGAATTTCTATTAAATCTAAAAGTATAACTTCCATCCTCAAAACTAAAATCATTTTGATTGGTTGAATTAGGATTTAAAATAGTAAGAAGTGCCATTGTGACATCTCTTGGCAATTCACTAGCTTCATCAAAAATCATAGTAATATCCTTATCATAAACATAAGGAATCATAATTTGATTGAAAAAACTTTTAACATTCTTGATTGTAGAACAATTAACGATCAAAGTTTTCTCTCTATTCATTAAATTAGCGGTCTTTTGAGCGATAAGAGTTTTACCGCATCCTCTTGGAGCAACGAAAAGAAGATGTGGCATAATTTTTGTTTGCTTAAAACCTTCTAAGAGAAAATTTATCTTAGCTTTAGTTTTTTCTTGTCCAACTATATCTGAAAAATTATCTTGTGCCATATAAACTTTATATAGTGTTTTTAAATTCTACGCAAGGAATTTTTTCAAACTACTTCAAAATCAATAGGTTGCTCTAAACTATTATATGTTTTAGTATTGACTTCCTTTTCAATTCCTTTTATATTTAAATTGTCGAGGAATTTCTTTGATACGATAACTACCGCATCTTGTTTCAATACTTTATTTAGTTCACTCAATGGAATCATTGAGAAGCAAAACGAACCTTTTTTTCTGCCACGATTAGATTTCATCTTCATTATCCTTTCCGCTTTCGACCATAGCATTTAATAAATCAAACTTTAAAGATTCTAATACGCCAAGAACTTGATAAGCTGTCATATCGCTTTCGTGAGCATATCTTAATATATCTTTATATAATACTTGTCTCAACTGATTTCCAGCTTGGCAATTAAAATTATCTTCTTCACTCATAATTTTATTTCATTTACAAATGGATTCATTTGTATATTGTATCTAGTTATTCTAAATCCTAATCCAAGTATAGCAAATGTAAAGATTTTTCCGTATTCGTATGATTCAAATGAAATGTTAGTCATTAAATTTAATTTAAATCCATACCAATTAGAATCATCTTCCCAAGATGCTGTCAAGCGATCTGTATATTCACAATAGCCGAGAGTAGTGGCGGGTAAGATTACTCCTATTGTAGTTTGCTTACCCATCCAAAACTCTCTGCTTTGTGGAATATATATTCCAAATTTCATTTATCCTTTAATAAACCTTCCAGTTAGAGGGTCACGCTTATTATGGTAATTCGCTTTAAGTGTGCCATCGTTACCCCAATTAGGAATATCATCTTCCTCATCTTCATCATCATAAATATCATCATCGGGGTCTACATCATACATTTCCTCCATAGCTTCCCTAGCTTCTGGTCTATATGGATGAATATAATTCCCATAAGTAATATCATAAAGTTCTTTGTCAAGAGCTTTGCGATATAGTGCAACAACTTCTAGTTTAGATGCACGAAGTTTCTGACATTCACAATCTGTTGGAACAGATACAACATCAGCAGGGTTAATCTTAACTATTACAAGATTACCACCACCATTGAAACTTTTTGCATATTCTTCTGACCCAGCGTGATAACCAGCAGAACAACCAATATCTGCATCATCGCAAACTTGATTCCTTGCCATCTCACGAACTTGACCGATTGAGAAATCGTGTTTGCCACTATACCAATCAGTAAAATCATTTCTAACGCTCTTGTATGCAAGAAAATCGCCATCTGGTGTGAGAGGCATTTTCTTATGCTCCAAGAATTTATAGAGTTCATTAACTGCTCTGCGAGAAGGATTTGCCATTAGCTTATCAAGAAACTTGACAAGAGGCTCATAAGGCAAACCATTCTTAATAAAGTTCAAGATTCTATCTACAACGATATTATGAATTTCTTCGCCAGCATAAGTCACAAGACCATCACGGACTTCAATCTTGCCGTGAGAGAATCGTGCAATAGCTTTGCTCTTGTCGAGAATGTCTGGAAGATCGCTAAACCTTCCTTCTCTAATTGCGGTGATAGCGTCATTCCAAACTGGATTTTCGCTAGTAATAGTCTTAGGCTCATCATTAAGAACGATGGTAAGACTACGATCTGTTAATATATATGGTATCTTCATATTTATAGTTTTACTCCTTTTTTAGTTTTTGTCAATAAGATTTATGTAATTTACAATCTTTGTCATTTCTTTCTTTTCGTTGTAATGCCACCCATAAGTATGAGGGACAAATACATCTAGAATTTCGTATCTAGTTTGAATATTCTTTAAAAGAACATCCAAATCATAACTTGGATTGACCTTATCGAATTTAATTTCAATTTCAGCCAATTTTAAAAATTCAAGGACTTCGCCAACTTTTTTAAAGTTCGATTTTGCGTAGAACATAACCGCACTTAAATATTGAGCAAACTCTGAATTTTCATTCTTAATCAATTCGTGCAAACCTTTCTTTTGAATTTCTTGCACAAGATCAGCAAAATTATTATCTTGCTTATTGTGTTCATCCCAATGCGTCTTATCTGTGATTTGCTGTGATAGTTTAGAATACTCCTTGCGGATTCCATCCTCAAGATGTTTCCAGAGATTTGTAAGATTTTTATTTTTATTAATAATCTTTTTCTTGGATTCAAAAGTTTTAGATTTGATTCCATAAATTTCTGGAAGCTTCTCGCCAGTAAGTTCTTCATACTTCTCAAGAATTTCTTTTAGAGTTCCATTTCTAAATTCGTGTTCTTTGCCTTGAGCTTGGAAGTTGCTGATCTCTACATAGATAGCAGTATCATTTGCTAAATCCATAGCCATAGTCTCCCAATTATTAGAATTAGTTCCCCAATTCGTAGCATCTTTACGCTTAAACTTAAAGATTTGAGAGGAATGTTTTGGATTCTTACTAGTTACAACGCTAGTTCCAGAATTAATCTTCTGAATTGTAATCTTCTCATAATCAGAGAGATTCAAATAATTCTCATTAACAATACCAAGTTCCTTGTTAAAGGAATCTTTCGTTGCTTGATCTACGAATGTAAATACATAAGCACCATCAATCTTGTCTCCTAATTCATTCCAAAGAGTAGCAAGACGATGAGTTACTCCCATAGCTGAACCAGTATCATTGACTAGGATTTTATGTGTCTTTTCACAAAGAATCCTTTTTGCTTCATTCTCTGAATTTAATTTTGTGCTTCTGCGAGACTTCTGATAAAACTTTGAAGTCAATTTACCATTCTCCAGCATCTTCGCAATCTTGTCATTGAAATCAATATGATTATCACTAATAGTTTTATTGTTCCAACTTACTTTATTGCTCAAAGCATTACGAACAATATAACCTAAACTACCATAAGTTCCAAAGACTTCATTATAAAGAGCTTTTACATCGTAAATGTTTGTAGAATCTTTAAATTGTTGAGAGATGCACTCTGCCATCTCTTTTTTAATCTTACGAAACTTTTCTCTGATAGCTTTCCTAGTCTTTTCAGTATATTCTAGATTCTCACGGCTTGCAGTAATATCTAGCTCACCAAGATTAAACTCAACTTCAAATCCTTGGGAACAAATACTTTGCTCATCAGAATCTTCTTTGAATTGCACATCGCTAGTATCAATAGGATAACCAACTCCCATAATAGCAACAGATTCAGAACCATATTGAGAATTTCTATAATAAGCCCAACCATTACCTTTAAATACTGGTGTGCGATCATAGATTTCAGACAAATCTTCTTTTCTTGCACCTTTGATAACTGGCTTGTTCTTGAAATACTTAAACAAGTTTTTAGCAGTATATAAGAAGGTTTCAGTATCTTCTTCTTTGATTGGAACAGAAATCAAAACGCCAGTAGGCTCGGAAGATTTTTCCTCCTTTAGTTTAACGATCTTACCAATTTTAGTTTCATCAATAAAAGCATTATAAGTAGTTTTCTTACCATCGTGATAAGAAATCAAAACAAAATTATCACCATAGCTAAATGGTGCAAACTTACCAATGCCATAATATCCAATAGCAGAATTACTATTGCGTTTGGTAGATTCACCATAATAGCAATAAAGATTCTTAATATCATCAGCAGAAAGACCATTACCAAAATCTCTGATAGTTAAAGTAGGGTCTAGCTTTGTAGGAAGTTTAATTTCAATAGGTCGTTTGTTACCAGCTTCGATATTAGCGTCTTGTGCATTACAAGAAATCTCACGCAAAACTGCGAGAGGTTTATTGGAATACAACTGATTGCGAAGAATGTTAAAGATATAAGGAAGTCCAGATTGTTTGATTCCAAAACTTACAGATTCAAAACTATCAGACTCGACTACATTGATTGGTTTTTCGATTAATTTCATATATTGAATTTAAATTAAATTTAAAATGAAGTCAAATGATATTTTATTCGTAGCTATCTCTATCAATAGCAATCACATAACCAAATCTCGGAACACCATCTGGCGTGTAATTGAAAAATTTAATAGTAGCTTTCTTGCCAACTAAATCATTTCTTTGCTTATAAAGCTCTTTGAGATAACCAAAATCACCTTTGATATTACTCTTAAAGTATCTACCTTGTGCATTTGTAAATTCCATATAACCAGCAGTTCCCTTGCGGTTGCCTTCACCTTCTTTAACTCCTTTAATTACAAATTCAGCATCCATAAACTCTTTTCTTTTAAGAAGATATTTACTTCGTTTATTTTCATAAGGTTGATTTAGTCTAACCATTTGACCTTCATAACCATTTTCCATATACATTTCGTATGCTTGCGTTAGTTCTTGTTCATTACTTACTTTTAAAGTAGTTACAACAACGATACTTGTATATTTTCTTTTAGTAAGAGCATTGGAAACTAATTCGTATCTCTCATAAAATAAATCACTTTGACTTAATATTCCAATCTTAGGTGCATCATAAACCCAATACTGAATACTATCAGCACTTTCCTCTAGCTCTGCATCAGTAGGTTTAGTTCTTTTTACAAGAGAACAAATCTTATTAAAATCATTAGCAAACTTATCACAATATAATTCGCCATCAAGAATTGCATTAGGATAATCTTTAAAGAATAAATCTAGATTCTGGCGAATATGTGGTGCAGAAATAATCTTTTTACCATTTCTGCTGAACATTCCATCTTTCGTTACAATACAACGAATACCATCAAGTTTAGGTTGGCTATAAACTGGATAAGCAATTTCGTGATCTTCGTATTTTTGTGCAAGCATTGGCTCAAAGTATTGAACCTTATTAATATCTTTGATAGATTCAAAGTAACCAGATTCTAATTTCTTCTTGCGTTTTGCTTCTGCTTCTTTGATTGCTTGTTCTTCTGGAGTAGTAGCGTTTGCTCTGCCAGCATTTTTAATTTCGCAATCGCTCCAATTATTTGTGATTTTTTCTCCATCGGTTTGACCAGAGATTGTGCGGTATTGACTACCTTTGACTTCAATAGTCCACTCTTGGACTTTGCCAGTTTTTGTCTTTTTATAAATTGTAGGTAACTTCATAGTCTCAGTTTATACTGGACTAGCCAACTTGTCAAATTTTGTTTTTTTTTGATTTAGAAGGGGTTGTGACTTTTAACAAACTCCAAGTGCCATCTTTGTTGTCGTGCCAATCAATCGTATCACCAATTTTCCATCCCATTTTTTTCATTAAAGAGTCTGGTAATTCAATATATTGATAACCATTTTCTTCTTTTACTTCAATTTTAATAGGGGTTTTCATTATTTTGTAGGTATTTTATTCATTACTGAAATATTTTGTAAATTTAATTCTATTATAGCATTATTTACCGCTTGTCCAGCTTCATCTTCAGTTTCAAAAAAACCTAAATGCTTTTCAATAGCTTTTTGATTTTTGTATTTCGGATGATTTTTTGGTATAGTAACTCTTGCTCTCCAAATTTTTCCAGTTTTAAGTTTTAATGCTTTTTTATCTAAATTTACTCCGATATATTTAGAAGATGTTGCTTTTGCTCTTTTCCTTCTTTTTCTTCTATTTTCTTGCATAGTTAATGGTTTTAAATTATCTATTGTATTATTTAATGGGTTAAAATCTTTATGGTCTATTTCTTCTGGCAAATATCTATGCTTATGATAGAATAAAATATTATGCAATAATATTCTAATTATTTTTCCTTTTCTACTATAATTAATTTGAGGATATTTACATCCACCACTTATTTGAGGAATATATGTATGATTAGTTTTTCTTTTAGTTACTGATTGTTCAGATAAATTAATAAATAATTCTTCATCCATTTTATCTGCACTAGGCCAAAGTTCAAGAACAACTCTAAAATTTTTTCTCATCTTGGAGATAAAAACCTTATAACTTTTCTCATACCTTTCCATCGCAACCAATTTAAAAATTTTATAATTTGATTTATTCCAGCATCAAGTTTCCATTCAATAAGATTCATAGTCTTAACATAATATTTAAAATAAATTCTATAAACTGGACAACGCATTTTTCTTTCGTGTGTCACTAATTCTAGTTGTAATTTAATATCTGCTTCTATTCTATCTTTAGATGAATGACGATGAATTGGGGTAACAAGAGACATTTCTACTACTAAACCTTTAACTACAACGCATTTCCAATCTGGAAAAAGATCATTATCAAAAATATGTTTTCCTCTAATATAGCAACCAAAAATAATTGTTCCAGTAAAATCATCTCTAAATACTTCTTCTTCGCCATCTTTTACCCATTTGTTTTTATTAAAAAATTCACCAAACCTAGTGCCATCTTTTACATAATCTGGATTATCTTCCCAATGACCTTCTACTTTTAATTCAAATAGTTTATAATCACGGATAATATAAGTATCCATTGTGTTTGGTTCTAGGTCTTTTGTTTGAAATTCTTCCTTTTTAAAATCAACATTTAGGGCTTTTAACTCATCATTAAGAGGTAAATCTTGTTCAACCTTAATATAATTAAACATTCCCATATACTATATATTATCTTTTATTTAATTTTTGTCAATCTTATCTTGCCTTTTTTATCTATAATAACATAACCACATTCTTTTTCGCAAAAACTTCCAGTATTTATATATTTATCAGTATCTTCTGGAAGATGAGTATGTCCACAAATTATCCTATTATATCCATTCATATTAATATAATTCAAGGCATTTTGTTTAATATCTGAGCTTTTCTCTACAAAATCGTTTGTATGGTGTTTAAATAATTTAAAGAAATCATCCGCAAATGGAGTATAATGCCTAACTAGGTAATATACTTTAACAATAAAATTGGTAATCCATTTATATTTTGTAAAATAAATATCAAATATATCTCCGTGAACCACTAATATCTTTTGATCTTTTAATTCTATGATATGTTCGTCTTTGCAATTAAAACCAAGAAGAATACTCATAAATTCTGCTTTAAGAAAACAATGATTGCCAATCAAATAAATTATCTTGCATTTTTTAGAAAGTTTGCGTAATTTAGATAATACTTTCCAATGGGTTTTATTTAACCTATGTAAATTGTGGTGGTCAAAAAGATCACCAGCAATTATAATTGTTTTTGCTTTGTTTTCTTTTAATACTTTTAAAACTAAATCTGCTCTGGAATGTTTATCTCCAAGGTGAATATCTGATATTATTAAATATTTATTCATTACCAATGATGTATTGCGTTAATTATAAGCACGATGTTAGCAATTACACCAAGGATAACAACAAACATTTCATATACTTTATGAGTCATAGTTTAGCAAAAGATTGTTCTTTCATCTTTAATTCAAAATCAATATCTACATTATGTCCGTATGTGTCTGGTAAGCGAGTCGCATAATCAGCGTGTTTCCGTGGATTCTTATGTCCAACAATACTTTCAGAGTAATGAAACAACGGAATATGATTGCCCCAAGTAATTCGTGCAAGATGAAATGCTTGTTCCTCTGATAGATTATCTGGATGACATTTATGATGAAGATAATCAAAGGTAATAGGAATATTAGTTACAGAATGAAAGTGCTTCATAAGTTTTTTTATAGACCAACAAGTATCTTTATCATCATTTTCAATAACTAATCTAGACTTAACATCGTCTGATAACTTTTCAAAGTTGCTCATAAACTTTTTAACTATATCATTTAGATTGCCCTTAGAATTATGTATGTGCATATTCATAGGAGAATCATAGTTAAGAGGACAACCGATTTGTGTCATAAACCAACCATAGTGATTTAATTCTTTGATTGTTTTGGTAATTGCATTTTCATTATCGCTTGCAAGAACATTAAATTCAGAAGGATGACAAGAAACTCTTGCGTTCCTAGATTGAACTAGATTCTTGATATTATTAAATTGATTTACTATTCTCTCATAGTCTGGTAAATCTTGTAATGATACATTAGCTTTGTCATAAGTGATAAGAGGAAATAGGTCAGAAGAAATTCTATAAGTATGATTATAGTCAGCACAATACTTGATATATTGATATGTAACAATCATATTGTTAAGGATTCTAGAAGATAGAGCAGAAAGAGCTTCTTTTCTATTCATAGATGAGAAACGAGCATAAGTCATAGTATTGAACTTGATAGGGTTATCTTGTTCAGCAAGACTTAAAACGATACAGCAAACTCCTTTTCTCATAGTAAGAGTATATTACTCTTTGTCAAATCTGTCAATATTTATATATTATTTGTAAATGTATGTTGATGAACCATTATGGTTTTTTAATTCTTTTTTAATCAACGACTTATCTTTTACATCTGACCAGTTTATACTATCAAAGTTTTCTTTAAACCTATTAGAGAAACAATTTCTTGGTTTATCACCTTTTCCAGCCCCTTTATTTGGCTGACATTGATTCATATTTGAACATTTTTCGTTAGCAAATATAACTATATTTGGAAATATTCTATTAGCAAATATAATATTATATTTGGTTAAATCTTGTTAGCAAATATTACTTTTTGAAATCGCCAAGATCACGATCAAAAGAAAACTTACCAGTCTTTTCTACAAGACCCTCGTAAGTCTCTTCTGTGCATCCAGCCATTTCAGTAAATGGTGCTATTACTGCAAAAATTCCAAATGCACCAATGGTAGCTGCGGTTGAGATTGGGCGAACAACTACAAGATCTCCAGCAGATAGAAAACCATCTGCTACTGGAGTTGATTCATTTTGAGTTCCAGAATCGGCTATAGCTAAAGAGCTAAAGAATAGTGCAACTAATGCTAGTGTTTTAATTTTATTCATAATAGTATATTATATGGTTATATTTTCATTTTGTCAAATATATTTGGCCTTTTTCTGTTAGTAAATAAAGAGTGTAAATTAATTTATATGCCTACTCCAATTATATACGAAATAATTATAACTGATGCAAATGAACAAGATGTTAATGGCGTATATCGTTATGATTCTTCTTTTTTAGCGAGTCCAAGATACTATAATACAAAAAATAATAATAAATGGTTAAGAATAATGAGGCCAGCATATTTAGGTAAATATAGCATTACAAATAATGCTACTGGTGGTGGTGATATCTTTAGTGCATACTATATAACAACCATTCCTTATCCATTTTTTACATTACCAAATAATACTATAAACTTTACTTTAGGAAATCTTGGAACTAATCCATTACCTACTGCAAAAGGTTATTGGAGATATAAAAATATCATCGGCGGTGGCGGTACTGGAAAATTAATTGGAAAATCTTTCATTAGAAAAGTGATTATTAATAATGCTCAAGATGGTGGCGATGGGATATACATAAGAGATAAAGATACTGATATATTTATAGGCCCATTTGATCCTGTATCTAATCTTTATTGGACTATTAACTATTTTCCTAATGAAGGTTTTTGGTTTTTAGATAGAGATGATTCATATTACCGTTCTAAAGATTTAATCCATTGGGAGACTAATGCCGCATTTTGGGGGGATGGTTCAGCTCAAGTATTTTATAAACCATGATTCGGAACGAGTAGGATTCGAACCTACGGATGGAGTAAACCATCGGAAATTTAGTAAATTTCTGCTTTAGACCTCTCAGCCATCGTTCCAGAATATCTCGCTTTCCTACCTTTGCCTTTATTTTTTCCTTTAAATGTCGGCAATAATGAATCACAATTATTACAAATAACTCTAAAGTTTGTTATGTCGATATTTTGTGGATTTCCATCAATGTGATCACATACCAATGGTATTTTTTGATTTTGCCATTCTGTTAAACCACAGATCATGCATTTATTACCATATTTATATATTAAATATTGTTTAACTGTTCTTCTTATTACTGCTTCACAAAATTGTTTATATTCTCCAGACTTTATTTGAGATAGTATTCGATTTAAAATTTTATTTGGAAATTTTTTATTTTTATTCCAAGCGATTGACCCTTTCTTTCTACCAGCTTTTGAGGATCTTATTCTTTTAACTCTATTTTTATTTTTAATACAACATAGCATATGAGAAACTAGTGAGCCTTTATTTAAAATTAATCTTTTACAAAATTTACAATTATTATTTTTATATTTCATAAAATACTGCCTAGCTAGGATTTGAACCTAGAACCACTTCCTTAACAGGGAAACACTCTACCATTGAGTTACTAGGCAAAAAATTAATCATTATTCTCTGCAACTTCATTTACATGATTTTTTATTAAATTATATACTCTTATTTCCTCTGGATTAGCTTTTCTTTCAATCTTAGATAGATCATTGAATTTGTATTCTTTTAATTGATGATGCTTTAAATGATATACTGGTTTGTTTGACAAAAAATCATTAGTAAATCTTATATATCTAAAAGGTAAATCTTCTCCTTTAATCTTATAAAGAGTTCCTAATACTGGTGGATCTTTTTGTTCTTCAAAAACTCCATCAATAAAATTTAATATTTTAATCCAGTTCATTTCAATATACCAAAAACTTTCAACATAACTAAACAGGAAACTAACATACCTATAAAACTACTGCAAGTTCTAATAATTTCAAGTTTATGGTTATGATGATCAACCCATATTTCAAATGGATCTCTTAGTTTTCCTTTCGCCAAAAGTTTCTTTTTTTGTTTTTTACTTAATTTTAGACTTGCAATTTCTTTTAGACTTGCCATTTTTATTACCCTTTTTTGGTTTGATGTATTTCCAAATTTTACCTTCTTTATCTAAATCTACGCTCCATAGCATAACTTTATTATAAAGTTTAAATCCAAATGAATAACATATAAATGTTCTGCTTATAGTATCTCCTATAACATATAGGATATAAGATAAAAATATCTTCATATTATATATTATATTCATTTTTTAATAAAAAACAAGTGTAAATTTAATACATATATCATGTGGTACTCTACTTTCAGCTTATTATCCAGATTATCTTAAAACAATATTGATTCAAACATATTCTGGAAATGACGATGTATTTAAAGCTTGTGCTTGTGGTCTTAAAACTCCAACTAATGATGAAGGTTGTCCTATTCTTGATGAGGATGGCAAGGTGGGGCTTTCCCATTTTGTTGCAATTCAGGAGCAGATGGAGTTGGAGATAATACAGAATATCCTTTAAAACTTTCATTAAAACAAGCTATGCAGTTATACTGGAAAACCTGGACTTGGTTATTTTCTGGAATAGTTTCTGATACTAGTTCTTGTGGTGGCTGGACAATTAAATTTCCTTATTTAATATAAATAAGTGTAATATTATATATGCCATGCAGTTTAGAATTAAAAAATAATATTCCAAAATATATTCAAGCTATTCTTGATGAAATTCTTGCTGGAAATGATGATGCATTAAAAGCTTGTGCTTGTAATCTTAAAGTTCCAGTTGGCAATGATGGATGTCCTGTAAAAGATGAAGATGGCAAATTTGGTATATTTCCATTTTGTTGTTCTTTGGTAGAAGAAGGGGTAGGCGATAATACTAATTATCCTTTAAAATTAACATTAAAACAAGCTATGGATTTATATTGGAATACATCAAGTTGGAATTTAGATGCTGTAGCTAATTCAGCGGGTTGTTGTACTTATAATGGAATTTTTTCTGGTGGTGAGAGATATGAATTTAATGATCTCGAAAGAGAAGCCCCTCCGAAAAAAAATTTAGTATGTTTTAATTATTTTAATTATAAGGCTGGAGCGCAAGTAACGGCTTGTTGCCCGGTGCCGGGAAATCCAGAACCTGTATGCTCTACATCAAGTTCAGAACCTATTGTTCTTACTCTTTTTGAAAATTTGGATGCAATGAGATATAAAAAAGAAGGAAACATTTATTATTTTTATCCACATTTAACTATCGCTATTGGAGTTTATGCTATATGCGCAGCTCATACAAAGTCGGCTGCATCAGAATGTCTTTCAAGTTATCTTGGCGGTCAGGATAATGGTACAGCTACGGTTAATGTAAAAATTTTAGGAAAAGCTGCGGAAGGTCCCTTAAAACTTTATCAAAAATTATTTGTGCCCACAAACGCGCCAGGATCATGTGGTTTTAGTGGAAATGTTGGGATTAATAAATTAGAGTTTATTTAATGTTTGATCATCAATTTATAATAAATACTATTATAGAAAATAATGGCATTATAATCGGTGGATATATAAGAGAATGGTTGGGAAATGGAAAACCTATGGATTTTGGATGGAATGATATAGATATACGATGTGACGAAAATTCTAAAAAAAAAATAAAAAAAGAAATTGACGCTTTATATCCTAATTTAAAATTAGATTTTTCTCCAAGTGAATTCTCTGGATATAGAAGTCCATATACTTGTAATCTGATACAATATGATGGTGAATTCAAAACTGTAAAATATATTGGTGAAAAAGATTATGTAAATTTAACAAAAAATAAAGAATGTATTTTTTTAAAACAAACTGGCGTAGGCAGAAAATTAAATTTTGAAAAAAGATTAATTAATGACGGCTGGAAAATTGAATTTCCTTATTTATTATTTAAATTTAAATATTGATTATCTATTATATATTAAATATAATAAAAATAAGCCAGAATAGCACAGCGGTAGTGCAACGGTTTTGTAAACCGTAGGTCATCGGTTCGAATCCGATTTCTGGCTCTTATTTTCTCTTTTTTGGAATAAAATAAACTATTGCTTCATCACCATATACTTGAAATGATTTTAATTTATAATTTTTATTTTGTAGCATTTTATTTAATTCATTAATATATTCACTTTTCATATAAACTATAATTTTATCATTATCTTTAGAATCTATACCATATTCATCTGCAAATTCAGAACAAATAGCCAATGCTTCGCTTAGATTACTCACGTAATAGTTTACACTATTAAATTAAAGATTTATTTCCAGAGAAAATTATTTCAATATACTCATTTAATATGTGATTTATTTGAGATCTTATAAAAGATTCCATTGCTTGTAATGTGTTAAATTTATAAAGATTATTATTTTGGAATAATTTATAAGTATGTATTTTTTCAAGAATATCACATTTATTTATTATTAATTTATTGACTCCAGAAATTTTAATTGCGTCTATCAGTTTATTTAAATTTAGCCAATTAACTATCCTTTTTCTACCAGTTGTAGAACCAAACTCTTGACCAATTTCTATTAGCATATTTAATTCATCATCTTGCCAAAGTGATTCTGGAAATAATGGATCTACTCCACTTTTTGTATCATAAATTTTAGCTACACCAATAATATCTCTAATTTTTTTAGGACTAAAACCTAATGAACAAGCAGAATAAGGCAAAGTTTCACTACTTGTAACATAAGGATAATCTCCATAATTTAAATCTAACCAAAAACTTTGTGCGCCTTCACATAGAATATTGCCATAGAGTTCGCCATTCCAAATATATTGTTTATCTAAATAATTTCCTGCTAATTTGCCTATTCTTAGGGCTTTATCTGCATATGCTGGTGCAATTCCCTGTCCAGTTGTACCTAATTTTGGTTTTAAAAATTTAAGATCATATTGAATATGTCTTTCAGTAATAATATGTGCTTTTGGACTTACTTTAATTAAAGAAGTATCAAATCCTTCTCTTTTAAGATAATCTATTTCATCAAAAAATTTATCAATATTGATAACACAATTTGGACCAATGACGCTAAGTTTATTTTGAAATACTCCACAAGGAATAATATGAGTTTTATATTTTTTATCATTAATATAGACTGTATGACCTGCATTTGGTCCACCATTCCAACGACAAATAATATCATAATTTTTGCTAATAGCATTACTTATTTTACCTTTCCCTTCATCTCCCCAAGCTAATCCAAATATAATATCTACATTATTAACCATCAGTACTATAATACCTATATATTAAAATAATGTAAAGATTATTTTTTATTTATTAAATGTTGTTGTATAATATCAAAATTACGATCTAATTTTTGTTCTATTCTATCAAAATAATCATCAAAAGATTCTTTTGTAACATAAGTTGTGCTAATTTTTAAAGCTAAATCTGCTATTTCTTGTTGATGTTTTCTTCCTTCTAATTCCATTTCTTTTCTTAAAGTAATAAAATCACTAAAAGTCTTATCATTAATGTCTTTAACTAATTTTTCTTGCTTATCAAAAAGGGAGAAAACTCTGGTAAATAACCATCCACCTAAAAAGGATAATGCTCCTAAAATAAGATTAAAAAGTAAGGTAATATCTAAATTCACATAGATATTTACACTCTATTTAATAGATATTATAGCTTTAAATCACCAAAATCATCATCAGAAATATCAGTTTTCCTTGCGCCTACTTTATAACTAGAAATCTCTGTTTCTTGAGGTGCTACCTGCACTTTACTGCTATCTAGATAACTATCCAACCATCCAGATATAGGATTATCTTTTTGATTAAAAATCTTCTTATATCCAAGACTTCTTAGCCTAGAATCACATAGCCATTTAGAATAACCATCTAATACTTCTGCATTTAAACCTAGCAGACTACCTCTACTAAATAAATATTTAGACCATTCACTTTCATTTTTAGCTGCTTGTTCATAAAAAGCGTATATCTTATCTTCACTTTTTTTAACTATACTAGTAAATCCTTCTTTATCTTCCTCTTTTAAAATTTTAAGTAAATTTTGGCTAACTGCAAAATGTAATGCTTCATCTCTTTGAATAAATTTAATGATTTTAGAATTACCTTCCATCTTACCTCTATAACCAAAATAAAAAGAACAAGCAAAAGAAACATAAAATACAAGACCTTCCATTACATTAATAGAAAGAATTGCATCAAAAATCTTTTGTTTAGGATCTTTCTTTTCATCATCACCGAGAATCTTATCAAAATTATTTCTAATCAATTCGGCGCGACTTGTAATCTCTTTATCTTCCATAATACTATCAAAGAATTTAGTGGCATCTGGATAAACATTATTTAAAAGATAAGAATAAGAATAACTATGAATACCCTCAAATTGTGCCCAAGTATTCATACAAATTTCAAGTTCTGGATTACTTACATAATCTTTAAGAGAATGAATGCTACGAGAAAGCATACTATCTCCTAATGTTTGAAATCTAAGATTACTATCAAATACAAATCTTTCAGTATCAGTTAAATTTTTATAATCGCTTCTATCCTTACCTAATGCTATTTCGTGAGGCCACCAAAAATTTTCATTTTGTTTCTTGAATAATTCAAAAAATATAGGATATTTAAATCTATCATATCTTTGGAGATTCAAATCTTCGCCAAGAAATAATGGTTGTTTGGTAGTATCTACATTTTTGAAATTTAAAACTGTTTTCATAGATTATAATTTGCAAGCTCCACTAGAGCAGTCTCTATCTTCTTTTTGATTTAAGGATTGTTCTTTATCTCCATCATCTGTATTATTATAATATAAACTAATTAGTCCAAGACTATATGCATATATAATTTCTTTCATGACTTTTGCATCTGGAAGAATATTATTTTCATAATGGCTATAATTATAGTATACATTAGTTGATATTGCCATGTCAATATATTTTTGAATTACTGCGTTGATTTTAAGTAATCCAGTATTATCTTTTAGATCATATGCCAATTCATAGTTCTCATCATATTTTCCAATTCCTGGAACCATAACTGGAAGTTTTCCCATTTTGCTAGTTTTATAAGTAATGAGGCTACGAATAGGCTCGACTCCATTTGTTGAGCATTGAATTACCGAACTACTCTCACAAGGCATACAAGAAGATAATGTAGAATGCCTTAATCCAAATTCTTTAATGTCTTTTCTTAATTTATCCCAATCAAGAGATAACTTTCTTTTAACTATTTCATCTACTTTGTCTTTATATGTATCAATAGGTAAAATACCTTTAGCATATTTAGTCCTATCAAATTTTTCACACTTACCTTTTTCTTTAGCTAATTCAACGCTACTCTCTAATAGATAGTATTGAAAATGCTCCATCCATTCATCAACTACAGATAGTGATTTATCTGAACTATATTTTAATTCATTCTTTGCTAAGAAAGCCGCAAGATTTGTAATTCCAACTCCAAGGCTTCTTCTTTTTTTAGCAAAATTTTCAGCAGCAATATTAAAATAATCTTGAAGCTCAATGATTTCGTCTAGAAATCTTACGATAAGATCGCAAGTCTTTTCAAGATCCTGCCAGTTTTTTATTTCTAGCATATTTACTGCCGAAAGAATACACATTCCAATTTCACCTTCTTTATCGTGATAATCATTTAATGGAATAGTTGGATGAATAACTTCTGTACAAAGATTACTCATTGTAACTTTATCTAACCATGCTCCGTGATTGTTTGCATGATCTACATTTAGAATATAAATTCTACCAGTTTCAACTCTTTCTTTAATAATAAGAGAAAATAATTTACGAGCAGATATTTTCTTTTTAATCTTTAATTTTTTAGATTCACACTCTTTATATACTTTATCAAAGTCTTTAGTTCCCCATGCTTCGTAAAGTTCTGGAACTTCGGCATTATTAAATAGAGTAACATCTTCATCTTTTAATACTCTATCATAGAATAATTTACTCATTCCAACTGTATAATCAAGTTTGCGAACTCTATTATCATCTGTTCCTGCATTATTTTTTAATACAACAATATCTTCAATTTCATAATGCCACCATTGAATGTTACAAGTTGCACTTCCACCTCGTAGTCCATTTTGTTGCCAAGCCTTTACGCTACTTTCATAGATTTTTAAAAATGGAATTAAACCAGTATGAACAACTTCTCCATTCTTAATAGGAGAACCAATTGCTCTAATTTTACTTACATCAATACCAATTCCACATCTATTAGCAGTAGCCATACTAACAGCGGTAGCACTAGCTGTAATGCTATCTTTTGTATCATCTACTCCAATTAAGCAACAACTAGCATAATTTCTGCTAGATGTTCTAACTCCTGCCATTACTGGTGTTGGAAGATTAATTTTATGTTTACTAATAGCATCATAAAATTTTCTAACATAAGAAAGTCTCGTCTCTGCTGGATATTTTGCAAAAGCATAAGCTGAAATTAAGATATAAGCGAATTGAGGCGTTTCGTAAATTTGACCAGTAGTTCTATTCTTAATCAAATATTTATCGCAAAGCTGCTTGATTCCAGCATAAGTAAAAATAAAATCTCTATCGTGATCAATAAATTCTCCAATCTTATTTATTTCATCTTCTGAATAGTGATTCAAAATACTTGAGTCATAAACTTTATTTTTAATATTTTGGTTTAAAAACTCTGATAATCTAGGAGCATGTTTACCTTTCCAAACATCTTTTCTAAGTTGGTAGTTTAATAATCTTGCTGCGACATATTGATAATTTGGTTTTTCTATGGAAATTAAATTAGCTGCGCTTTCAATTAAGAGGTTATGAATTTCTTTTGTATTAATTCCATCATGGATATTAATCTTAGCGTTAATTTCAATATCTGTTAAACTAACTCCACTATAACCATCAATTGCCCAGTTAATTACTTTGTTTATTTTTTCTATATTAAACTTTTCTGTAGAACCATTTCTTTTTTTAACATTTGTATTTTTATTCATAATGTAACTAGCGCAAAAACTATATTACATTATTTTTTAAACTAAAGAAAGAAAATTTTTAAACTTTATTAACAATTCAGTCAGAATGTTTTTTTGGGTGTACTCTGCCTTTTCTTTTTTTGCTCCAATCTTCGTAATACTTTTTCTTTACTGGATCTTGACCACCATAGATTTTTTTTCTTTTTTCAGAAAGCTCTGCACTTCTATCCCAAAGATCACCAATTGAACCTTTTTGATTTTTTGTATATTCTGCAAATTGTTTATCTGTTGCATCCGCTTTTAATGTACCTTGTGTATTAACTTCTGGAACTGTAAAAACTCTTTTCCATTCTATTCCATCTTTATCAATAAATATATGCTTATCATGCACAGATTGCACAACATCTATTGTTTCTTCAGTTTCTGGATGGATATAAGTATACAATGGCATTTATTTTAAATGAGAGATTATATTTTCAACAAATTTTTCAGATGTAAATTCTTCTTGAAGTTTTAAACCTTCTTTATTAGTATTATTCTCTTTGACCTTTTCTATAGCTTCTTCACAGGCAGCGATAAATTCATTACCATCAAAATCATAAATATTGCCTTGATTAAAAGATCCACCTTTGGGAAAAAATATTCCATCATAAGCTTCTATTTTAGAATTAGGTTCTACTAGAATACTATTATTTTTATTTGCCCAAGATTTATAACCATGAGCATTCATTATAATTCCATATTTACCCATAGCAACAGAATGAAATTCTGGTAAACCCCATCCTTCTGCGCCACTCATGCCAATAATTACATTAGCACTATTTAAGTAATCATTGTAAATTTTATTTTGCCCCATGAATGGTAAGAAATTTATATTGAAATAATTTTTACCTTCTAAGACTTGAGATAATAAAGTATTTTGATCCTCTTGTTTCATGAATGGATTAAAAATACAGCATTGAAGTGCATATCTTTTATCATTACCAAATTTATTAGCCCAAAGTTTAATTAATTTAAGGTGATGTTTTCTTTTTTCTAGTTTACCTACTAGATTAAAAACAATTCTATCATCTGTAAAATATGTTTTTTCTATTCTATTAAAATTATATTTATCAAATGCTAATGGAATATATTCTACATTATTACAACCAAGACTATTGAATAGTTCGACTGTTTCTCTTGAAGAAAAAAGAACTTTATTATTATTTTTTACAATATTTAATTCTATTTTTGTTGGTTGATCTAATTCATAAAAACTAAGTAAAACTTGTTCATTCGAAAAACTTTCAAATGAACCATTCAAATGCCATAATTTAAATAATTTATTCTTTCTATTAAAGGTTTCAAGAGAAGAATTAATTGATTGTTGTAACCAATTAGCGAATTCTTGAGTTAAATCTGATTGAGTAGATAAATCAATATTACCCATAGGTAAAATACCTACATTAACTTTAGAATTATATAGTTCTCTAAGAATTAATGTAGATACTTGACCAAAACTTACTGAATTTATTGGTAAGTTAAACGCTAAACTCATAGGATGTCATCTTCATCCTCTTGAACAACTGGTTGAGCTTTCCTTGCTGGAGCAGTTTTTGCTACTGGAGCTGAAGCCGTAGTCTTATTTTGACTATCTAGTGGCTTAGAGACATATAGTCTGTAATCTGGAGCCTTTTCATTTGTCTTTTTACTATTAGCAAAAACTACAACATCAATTCTTTGGCCATCATGGTCATTAATATAACCAGATAGAAATGACATTCCTGTTTTACTTTTCTTCTTCCAAAGAGCACCTAGCTCATTTTGATTCTTATTTGTATTTTGATTTGTATTATTCATTTTTATATTGTATCTCCTTTATTATATTTTGTCAAAAGAATTTTTACTCTCAACTTTCGTTTTTAATAGTTTGATAGCTTTATTATGAATATTGATAGCAGTTTGAGTACTAATCTTTAATTTTTTAGCTATCTTATTCCAAGACATTTTTTTATTTGTATTATTTAAATATCTCATTTTGAATATTTTTTCTACTCTTTTATCTGAGCATGACTCTATGATATTAAAAATATATTCATTAATATTTTTATATTCTTTTTGCGGAGTAATATTTTTTTCTATTAAATAGTTTAATTTATCAGTTTCAAGTGTCAAATAATGACTATTCTCATTCATGCAATTAAGGCATTGATATCTTACTTGATTGTACAACCAAGTTGAGAATTTAGAATTTTTACAAGGATCAAAAGACATTGCAGATTTGTATACAATATAATCTTTTTGATCTATTACATCTTGTACGTGAACTCCAGATGTAACCATAGGATTTGAGTATTTTTTATACAAAGAATTACAAAGCGCAGAATGTTTATTTATAAGCATTTTTAATGATTCTTCATCATTTTTTTCTTGTATATTTCTTACTAAAGTATTATCGTCTATATTTATATTCATAATTATTTTTTATTCTCCATATATTTTTCATAAATATTTTTTAATTGTTTTTGCATAAGTTCATATAAAAAATTAACATCTTGACATGTTTCCCAAGAAATCGAGTAATCTGCAACAGCTTTAAGTTTATTATCGTTAGATTTTTCTTCAATATTAGCTGGAGGAATTAAAGATCCATCGTCTAGTTTTCTAGAAATATGAATAAGAATACCATTGTGTGATTTCAACCAAGAATATTCATCTTCTTTATATTCTATATATCTTACATCAGTAATAATTGGAATAATATTATCTTTCTTAAAATTTTTAACTTCTGAATCTACTAATGATGTCCAATATTTACCTTCTGTTTGAACTCTTCTGCATTTACCATATGCAACCATTAATGGTCTAATTAATTCTTTATCCTTACCTTCACATTTATTTAAATCTATTTTAAATTTTTCTTTTGTAAAATCTCCAAGTTCTTTTTTCAAATTATCAGCTAATGCAATTCTTTCAGATTTAAGATTTTTTTCTTCTAAATACTTTTTAAGTATTGAATAAAAAGTATCTTTTCCACATCTAGCTACTCCAGTTAATCCTATCATTTTTCTTCTCCATAAGATATTTCTCCAGTTCCATCATATCTAGGATAATCTTGTCCAGTATGAATTTCTTGAGTATTTACTTGATTTTGTATATTTGATTTTAAAAATTTTGTATCTACATTTTGATCAATATGTTTAGCTTCAAAAGGTTTAGTGAATATTGTACCATGAGATTGATTTGTAGAGGTTGTATCATTTTTATATGTTCTATACATTTTGTTTTGAATTATAATAAACTCTGGAAATGGTTTAGAAAATATCGTACCATGAGATTGATTAGTTCCATTGCCTCCTCCAGTTTTATAAGTTTCATAAACTTCTATACCTCTAGCAGTTTTAATGTAATTATATTCTTGAAAAGGTTTTGTAAAAATTGTTCCATGAGATTCATTACTATTACTACTTGTAGTTTTATATGTTTCATATACTACTCCAGATTGAGCTATAGCAAAATTAGCTATAAATAATAATAAGATTATATATTTCATATTTTAATTAATTCTATATTATAAAATTTAAATATTTCTTTAGCTGTAGTATCTTTTTCATATTCTTCTGAGTATACCACAGTTTTAACTCCATATGCAACAATATTTGTTGCACAATTAGAACAGGGTAATAATGTAGAAGCTAATAAATATGGATCGTCTCCTCTTTTAATTAAAGATAATGCATTAATTTCAGCATGAATCATATATTTTCTTCTATTATCTCTATCATTAAAAAAATCTTGTTTAATATTAAACTTTGGTAAAAGACCATTATACCCAACCGACAATACTCTACCATCTTTATTTAAAATACATACTCCAACTTTTTTATATGGATCTTCTGATCTATTTGACCAAATCTGAGCAGTATGAATTGCTGCTTCAATAAATGATATTCTATTATTCATTTTGTAGAAAAATGCCAATATAAAGATATTGTAATACCCATTATAATACATGCAACTGTTTGAAACATAAAGACATATTAAAACTTTTTTATTTTTAAGTCAATTATTTTCTTGATTCTTTAAGAAGAATAGTTTAATATAAATAAATGCAAAAACAAGAATTCAAAGAAGCTTTAAGTTACGATGATATTTCGTTACTTCCAAATTTTTCAAATATTACTTCAAGAAAAGAAGTAAATACAACTACAAAAATTTCAAGAAATTGTAATATCAAAATTCCAATTATTCTCTCTCCAATGGATACAGTATCTTCTGTTAAGTCTTGTATTAAAATGAATAAACTTGGTGCAGCTGGAGTTTTGCATAGATTTATGAGTGTTGATGATCAAAGAGCTAAAGCTAAAATTATTAAAGATGAAAGTAATTTTTGTGTCACTGCTATTGGTCTAAAAGACGCAGAAGAAAGAATTAGAGCTACTAGTACTTTTACTAATGTTTACTTTTTAGATACAGCTAATGGTTTAGCTAAGAATGTTGAAGATTTTCTTAGATGGTATAAAACAGTTGGATTTTCTCAAGATGTTATCGTTGGAAATACTTTAACGAAAGAAAGCGTATATAGACTTGCTAATCTTAAAGCTGATGGATTTAGACATCTTATTGGTCCAGGGTCAATGTGTTTAACTCAAGTTAAAACTGGAATTGGATGTCCAAGTTTAACTGGAAATTATTACGCTTGGAAAGCTGTAAGAAATTGGGAGCTTTCTCAAGTAGATTTATTTAAACAAGATAAACCAAATCCATCTCATAGACCAAGTATTCTTGCTGATGGTGGTATTAGATATCCAAAAGATTTAGTTAAAGCTATTGCTAGTGGATGTGATGCTGTTATTTGCGGTAGAATTTTTGCTGGATTATCTGATATAGTCGAAGATGAAGATATTGTAGAGATTAATGGTAAAAGATTTGCTAAATATAGAGGAATGGCAAGCCAAGATGTTGTTGAAGATTATGATTTATATGATGGAACTAAAAAAAATCTTTTTGTAGAAGGAGATAATACTTTAATTCCAATTATTGAAAATAAATCTATAGAAGATATTGTATATGATTTTACTAATGGATTAAGAAGTGCTATGAGTTATCTTGGATTCAGAAATTTACAAGATATGAGAGGTGGATTATGGAATAATACTATACAAGCAGTTAGAAATAGTCCAAATAGTATGTACGAAGGATTTGCTCATGGAAAATAAATCACTAATCAACAAATGGATTAGTTAATATTATTTTTCCTGTTGCAAATCCTCCGTATTCTGCTGAACCATATGTTGCCATATTTATTGTAATTTTAGATTTATCTGATGAACCACTAGTTGATCTAAGATTTCCACAGCATCCATTTAAACTTTCATAAGTATAATAAAATGGATATATTAATTTATTATTTTTATCAATCCAGCCTCTTTTACCTTCATATGCAAGCCAAAATCCTGCTGCTACTCCAAAATATGGTTTTGGATATAGACCATCAGTTGGATAAGTACATTTTCCTCCATCGCTTCTTGTAGGAGCTTTTGGATTAGTAGTATTATCAGCTTCTGCTCCTCTTGCTGCTTCACCACAAAATAAATCTTTAAGTTCTAATCCTTTTGTCTGTAAAGTAGTAGAACCGCTTGAACTCCATACACCATTGCAAGATTGTGGATTTATATTTCCTGCAGCTCCTTTGGCTTCAAAAATTATTTTAATTGAGCTTCTATTCCAAAAAAATCTCATAGCATCTTTATAAGATAATCCTATATTTGCTTCTAAATAAGGACTACTTGGAGCTGAATCAGCTAAACAAAATGGAAAAGCTACATTTTTTTCGTCTTCATCTAGAATAAGACAACCATCTTTTACTGGCGCTTTGATTTGACAAACACAACCTTTTAATGTTTCATCCCTTCCAGCAAGAGCTTCTTCAATATATCCTTTAAGATATTTTGGAAAATCAGCATCTTTTAAACTACATGACATATGTTTTATATTTACACTTAAAAATCATTTAAAATTTTCCAATTTTTAAATTTTGATTTTCTTATTTTATAATTTGGGCAATTTTTAAAACCGATTGCTTCTTTTTTATCAAAACCATATAGTAATGTATTTATATCATAAGAAAAAACATTTGGAACAATTACTATATTTTCTCCAATTAATCCTAAACAATTAAAAGTAAAATCATTTATATAAAATATTTTACATAAATCAATTCTATAATTTCCATATTTTAAAACATAATGAATTTCTAAATTTTCAATAGAATCTGGTGGAAATTTTTTTATAAAATTATTATATAATTCATCAAAATTATAACATAAAATATCCACTTCTTTATTCCATTTTTCATTTATTAATATATTCCTAATAAATCCTCCAAATATCATACAGTCTTCATTATTTAATAAATAAATTATCTGATCTGAAACTTCTGGGTAAGTTTTTATAATATATTGGTATATATCCATTATATTATTATAATACGCATAGTTAGAGTATACAAATAAAAATTGATTTTTAATCTATAAATATATACAATATTATAATGAATAAAGAAAATATTGATAAATTAACATCTATTGAATATGCTAGAGCTACAGAATTTAGTCCAATAGTAAGAATATATCCAAAAGTACCTAGGAATACAGTTTGTTCTTTTACTGGTAAAAAATTCAAAAATTGTTGTGGTCAATTAAATCAAGATTTTTGTGAGAAAGCTAGAGATGCTCTAAAAGAACATCTTATGAAAATTGCAAATGAAAAAGAAAATCAAAACAAAAAAGAAGAAACAAATTAAATATTACGCTGTTTACAGTAGAAGTGATAATTTTCTTCATGGAGTATTTCCTCCTTCTAAAGAAGGTTTGATAAAAGCTAAAGCACATGTTCTTAAACTAGATCCTACAAATAAAAATTATAAAATTAAAAAATATTAATGCTTAATATTTGGGTCAGCTAAGTCTGGATTATGTTGCATTTTTGTACCACGTTTAAAATTTTTATGTAGATTTTCATAAAATACTTTAAAAGTATCTAATGGTTTATCTATAATATTTTTAATTTTTTGTTCTGTTTTTTGCAATTCTTGATTTTCTACTTTTTTAATAATTGAGTTATAAGCTATAACTAAACATACTGCTAATGGATCAAAAACAATAACAATTAATATAATAAATATTCTTACTGCAGTTTCTATTTTTAATCCAAATGCATCAGCTACAAATTTAAATGTACCAATTTCGCCTTTTGTATTATCACTCTCTAGTCTCATTATTTCTTGACTATTTTCTAGACTTTGTTTTTCTAAATTTTGAAGATCAGAAGTTACTGTAGATATTTGAGAAAATAAGTTATTGATATTAACTTGAGATCCTTCAACTATTTTATTTTTACTTTCTACTAATTTAATATCTGTTACTTTTTCAGTTTTAGCGGAACTGAAAAATCCACCGCCAGTAGTTTTAGTTGTAGTCACATCTTGTTTAACGGCATTATCTAGAGATGCTTGATATGTTTTTTGTAATTCAATTAAATCTTTTAATTTGCTTTTATTGAAATCTATTTGAGAAATATAAAAATTTTGTTGAGATTTTAAACTTTGAATTTTATTTAAGTTTAAAGAATATTGAGAAAAATTACGTTGAAAAGCATCAGAAAGAAAACCAAAAATACCAAGACTTGTTATGCACATCAGTAATATCGTAGCAGATAGCATATATTTTTTAAGTAAATCATGTATTACTGACCAATATCTATAAAGATAACTTGCGCTAACTAATTTTGCTATTTCTAAACTTCCAGCCATTATTCCAACGCTCCAAAAACTAGCTGCAAAAAGTAGAGCTATTCCTTTAACTGAAAAGAATGCTGCACAAGAAGCTAATAAGAAGGCTGATAATCCAAGTATATATTTGAACATAATATTTAATCTAAATTACACTTTTAAAATGTAATAATATTAGTGATAGTATCTGAAAGAGATATTGATTTCTTTGCTAAAAAATTGGACTTATCTCCAGAAAAAGCATTTTTACTAATCCAAGATCCAGATTGTTTGCCAGAAATATTAAATAAAATTTCAGAAGAAGATATAGATGGGATTGTTGATATAAGTTTTCCAGTATTTGCAGAAATAACTATTATAAAATATAGTAAAGATTTAAAATATTCATTTGAAGAAAAAGAATATGTCTCAGAAGCAGTTGGTTTAAAATTCTATGATTTAATTGGAGAGCCTATTTTAAAAAAATCTATACTAGAATTCAAACATGACGAAGATACAGCTAAATCACTTTTAGTATTTTTAGGATTTTTTTATAAAAACTTACATAAAGCAAGAAGAGCTTATCCATCAGAAAATATATATTATAATATAGCAAAAAATGGATTTGAAAATTCAGACAAAATACATATATCAGAACATCTTAAAGACTGGATTAAAATATTAAGAATAATACATAATGAAGTTTGGTTTTAATACGATATCCTAATTATTTAACTTTTCTTTGATATCCAAAAGGGCTTTACCTCCAGATTTTAAATATCTGAAGTTGGGTATTATCAATCCAACTTTTCTTTTGACTCCAAATTTCACCACGATCTCAGTGATGAATGGGCCATCGCACTTACGGATCAGAGGTAGCTTCGATCACTACATTCTGCGATGCCTATAGCTACATTTCCTTCTTTAGCCATATTATGTACAAATGAAGGTTTTAATAGTTGTCAGCCCTTAGGACATTGCTATCTCAAGGATTGATAGTTGATTATTTGACATCAACAAACTGCTCTAATTGGGAACTATGTTAACTTATAGTATATTAAGTTTGAAGTTTTGTCAAATTATTTTTATAATATATTAATGGAAATTATAAAAAATAAAGCCAGATGGTCAGCTTATGCAAATAAATGTGTTAAGCATTATAATATTTCTAATGAGAATATTTATGATGAACCAGAGCAATATCCATGTATCGCAATACCCCAGTTAATTTCTGATATGAATGGATCAAGAGTTAAATTTAATTTTGTTTATAAAAAAGATTGCCAAAGATTATTAAAAGCTTTATAATGTGTAATATCAGTTAGTTCTTTAACATTGGGCCAGATTTGGTTTCGATTTTAGGAATTAGAATTGAAATGCAAGTGGAGGTTGAATCGAGGACTCCTTAAAAAGTTTCAATTATATTAACTGCCAAAACAGCAAAATATAAAGGTCATATTTCTGCAAGAGTTTCTCTTGTTGAGATGACCGCTTCTGTAGCCTAAGTTCTACAGCGTGATATCCACGACACATCTACTGGAATATTGCGTAATTAGATGTTTGAGTATAATAAGTTTTTTTATTCTTTTTTTATTCAATATCTAAAATAAAATCGCTAAGTATGTTTGTTGTTTATCTATACGAAGTTAAAAATAAAAACAACTAAACTTGTAGTATTTTAATTTGTATTCTCTAAAAGAAGCGGTTCGACTCCGCACTGGTCCAAGTAAACGAATTGATTCGCCTCCAATTTATATTAGAATATAGTTTCTCATTGATATATAATATAAAAATGGCAGTATCTAAAATACAATTAAAATGTCTTTATTGTGGAAATATATTTGATAAATTAAAATCGGAATATAATAGAAGAGTTAGTAAAGGTAAAACTAAATTTTATTGCAGTTACAAATGCGTTGGTAAGGCTGATGTCGATAAGAATCCAGATAAATTTAAAAAATTTAGAGAAGCTAATGCTATTAGAATAAAAAAATATTGTGGATGTAGACTAGACCAATATAGTCCATTCAAATACCATGCAAATAAAGCTAGATCACGAAGTAAACAAAAAGGATACATAACAGATTTAACTACAGAATATTTAAAAGAAATTTGGGATAAACAAAATGGAATTTGTCCATATACAAAAATACAAATGGAACTAAGTAGAACAAGCGGCGATGAAGATATTAAAAAAACTCCCACAAAAGCAAGCCTAGATAGAATCGATCCGAATATAGGATATATAAAAGGTAATGTTGAATTTGTATGTTATTGTATTAATGTAATGAAAAATGATTTTACAAAAGATCAAATGCTTAATTTTATAAATTTAATTAAAAAATAGTGTATATATATTTATATGGGAGATGTAAATAAATATATAGAAGGAACTTTAGAAGCTTATAAAAATGCTACAATTTTATCACAGACATCTCAAAACTGTGAGTGTACATATACCCCAGTAAATATTGCTGGAGAAAAATCATTTCAAATTGCAACTTTTACGCTTGATATTGAATATAGTTATAATTTTGGTGGTAGTATGACAGAAAATGCCATACAATGGCAATGGAAAGTTCTCGGCGAGCCTAAATTAATAAAAAAAGAACATTTAGAACCAACACTTAAAGAATGGTACGACCAACATAAAGATGGATGTGCTAAATCAATGGAAAGTTCATTTAATGATGAACTCGAAAAACATTTAATGAATTTATATAAAGATCAAGAAAAAGTAATAAAAACTAAAATTAAACAATATTTTGACTTTTCAAAAAGAATGTTATATAGAGATCAATACGGAGTAGATGAATTATCTAGAATTATATCTGGGTATAACAGCCTGAGCGGAGGCGGCTTTAATGCTAAAAAAATTACAATTCAAGGAAAAGTTCAAATAAGACCAAAAATGATTATGTGCTCAAACAAAGCAGATTTTGCTAGCATGACTTATACTTCTGGTAGCAATGGAGCAACAATTAAAAAATGCGCAAGCGCAACACTTCTTCTTGGAGCAGATGCAATTAATTTTGAATTTACATTAGATAATGTAGCAAATGGAGCAGACATAACTTCTTGGCTTCCTAATGGAGCTCAGGATTTTGGTAAAGCTTTGGATACTATGGTAAATAATATGGCTACTTTTGAAGCTGATATGGCTAATAGATATATAAAACAAAAAGGATTAATGGCATATTATCAGTATACTATTGGAAATGCTGAAAGATACCAACGATGGGCAGCTGAAATGGCAGCTAATCAAGCTACAATTACAACTAAGCAAGATAATGGATGGTTTAAATATGGATTAACATCATCAGGGCAAGGAATGTTTAATCTTCAAATTATTATTCCATTTAATGAAGGTGGATTATATTGGAATTCAACAGTAGTTGTTGTAGCATTTAATCCTGGTGTACTTGCAAAATATTATACAGCAATGAAAGAATATCGAGCAAAAGTAAGACAAGCTCAAGAATCTCGAAGAAATGCATATAATTCATGGGTACAAGCTCAAGCATCAATTCCTCCAGCTACTAGCACAACTCCAGTAAATCTTAATCCCCTCACACCAATTAATACAGTTTTTCCAGTATCACCAGAAATTTTACATGGACCAGGAAATGGAGGAGGTGGAGGCAGAGATGTTCCTTTAGAATTAGCTCCAGATTTAAATTCATTTGATATATGGATTCCTCCATTTATTCCAAATCAATTCAGTAGTAATGGCGGAGGCGGAGATGGAGCTGGAATTGGAGGAGCTGGAGCTGGTGCTGGAGGTGGAGGAGGTGCAGGAGCTGCTGGTGGAGGCGGTGGAGCAGGTGGAGCTGGAGCAGGTGCAGGCGGATATTCTGGAGGCGGACATGGTGCAGGTAGTGCAGGGGGTGATGGGGGTGGTGGAGGACCATTTGCTGGATCAGCTACAGATGGTTTTATTCCTGTATAATTTCAAAATTAAAAAATAATAGATAAAAATTAAAAATTTCACTAAAATAATTAGTGAATATACTTTGGCCAGAGATGCATATATATTTGACGCAAAATATGGCGTCAGCATTTAAAAAAATGGGCCATAGATTAATTATTCCATCAGATCAATACAAACCAACTCACCATGTTCAATGGCAAAATAAAGAAAATATATGGGCTTGGAATACTTACTGGAATCAAGAAAAAGCAAAAAAAGAAATTGGTGATAATGTTTTAGTTTTATCAAAACAAGAAATATTAGATTTAAAACCTGAAATCATATTTTTAACTTGCGTTGAATCACAGCCAGAAATTTTAAATGAATTATATCCACATTTAAAAAATACAAGTAAATTTGTAGCGTATAGTGGAAATGATTATTGGGATGGAGCTTATGATTTTTATACTATTAAAAATTATCTTTGCGCAGATTTTACTGGATATCTTTTGTCTTTAAAATATGGATTAAATTATTTATATTATAAACCAGAAGTAAATTATGATTTTTTTAAATACCAAGGAATAAGTAATGGCAATATTTTTGGATCATATATAAATAATTATAAAATAGGATTTCCTCAAGATTATGAATTTTGTTTTAATTTTATGAATAGTATAAAAGAAATAAAATTTCAACCATGTGATAAATGTACAAGGCCAGAAATGCTTGAAAATTTAAAAAATAGTATTGGTACAATACATGTAAAACATCTTGAAGGATATGGATATTCTGTTATAGAAAGTCTTGCTGCTGGTAGGCCTGTATTTTTAAGTAGAGCTTATTCGCAAAATAAAAGTCTAAAACAATGGTGTTTAGAAAATGAAACAGCATTATTTTTTGATACTGAAATGGATCTAAAAATGAAGATATTATATTATATGGAAAGCCAAGAACTTAGACATTACATGCAACAACAATCAGCAAAAATAGTCAGAGAAATTATAAATAATGAAAAAGAATTTGAAAAATTAAAAAACTTTATAAATAATTTAGTATGAGAATTCCAAATCAATATATAATATTCGCAAATCAATTAGGAATAGATATAGCAGATATAGTTAGACTTGATAAATTTAAGTATATAAGAGAAGATTTTCCATTAAAATGCTTAGAAATATATAAATCACCATTTTCAAAAATTAGACTTGGCAAAGATAACGATGGTGGTTATATTATTGCTGATTTAAATAAATATGATAGTTTTTTAAGTTGTGGAGTAAAAGATGATATTTCTTTTGAAGAAGCTTTCATTAACAAATATAATTTAAATTGCACAGCCTTTGACCATTCCATTCAACAATTACCAAGCAATAATTCTAAGATAAAATTCATTAAAAAACAAATATCTGATATTAATTCCGAAAATGAAGATAATTTACATAATTATATAAATGATTTTAATAATATTTTCTTGAAAATGGATATAGAAGGAGATGAGTATCTTTGGATTAATACAATTAATAAAAATCAACTATTAAAATTCAAGCAAATAGCAATAGAATTTCATGAACCTTATGAAAAAATAAAATGGCGTATGATAGAAAAAATTAATGAAACTCATTACGCCATTCATTTTCATCATAATAATTGTAGCTCAACATGTAAATTTAATAATTTGACAATGCCAGAAAACTTTGAATTAACATTTGTTAGAAAAAATGAATTTGATAATTTACCGCAATTAAATGAAGAAAAATTTCCAACACAACTTGATCAAGCTAATGACGTATCTAGACCAATTTATTTTTTCAATAAATATCCTTTTGTAAAATGAAATTATTAATAAATTTGCCTACGCGTGGAAGACCAGAAAGAGCACTTAAGCTTTTAGATTTGTATATAGAGAATTCTACACATAATGATATTTATTTTATTATAAGTTGTGACGAAGATGATCAACAAATGAACAATCTTCAGACTATTGATGAGTTTCAAAAAAGAAAAAATGTAAAGGTTATATTTAATGAAAATAAAATCTTAGTAAATAATAATGGTAATATTGAAAAAAGTAATTTTACAACAAAAATAGCAGCAATTAATTCTGGAGTAAAAGATCAAAATTTTGATATATGTCTTTTAGCTAGTGATGATATGTTTCCAGAAATTAAAGGATATGATTCTATAATTGTTGAGCATATGCAAAAATATTTTCCAGATACAGATGGAGTTCTTTGGTATAATGATGGATATCAAGCTGACAAATTAAATACTCTATGTATTTTTGGCAAAAAATATTACGATAGATTCAATTATATATACAATCCATCATATCTTTCTTTATATTGCGACAATGAATTTACAGAAGTATCAAAAATTTTAAAGAAAGTAATATATATAGATCAAATTATTATTAGACATAATCATTGGTCAATTAATAATAATGAAAAATGTTTTAAAAAAGATAAAATAGATGAAAAAAATGATATTTTTGCTGGATACGATCAAATGATATTTGAACAAAGAAAATTTAATAGATTTTATTTAAAATGATAGTTCAAATAACAATGACAAAAAACGAATGCTTTCTGTTAAAAGAAATGCTTGAAGTATGGAAGAATTATGCAGATGCATTTATATTTTTTGATGATGGATCTACAGATGAAACTTACGATTTTTTAATGCACAACAAGGAAAAATATAATATTTTAAAAGTTTTAAGAAATGAACAAAAAAACGAAGAACTTTGGATAGAGACAAATAATAGACAATTACTTTATGATGAAGCATTAAAATATTCTAATAAAATAATTTGTATGGATTCAGATGAATATCTTGATGGAAACATGACAAAAGAACAATTAGAAGATCTTTTAGATAAAAATCCAGATACCACATTCAATTTAGATTGGATTCAATACACATCTCAAAATGAAATACGAGTAGATGGACCATGGAAGGTAAACACAAAAGATAGAATTGGATCATATTCAACAAGAGCATTTTTTCAATTTGCACAAATGCACTCGACTCATCTACCATATACAGCTAAAAATATTTACATAAAAACTCCAGATCTATTTATCGCTCATCTTCAATGGCTAGATAAACAAACGGTAGCTATAAAACAATACTTTTGGAAGGTTACAGACTATTTAAATAGATTAAAATTTAATATACCAACGTTACCACCTCAAGCTTATGATGAATCAGTAGCTAATTTTAATTGGGAATATAAAAAGTTCCATTTTCCATTAAAAATAGATTCTGCTATATATAGCAAACAATCTATAGAAGATAATTATAAACTAAAATTTATAAAAGAAAATACAATAAAATATAATATACCAAATTTAAATGATTGGGGTTTAAATTTGATTAATTTATAATTTATAATATAATATATAAATATGAGCATACCAATGTATTACTGCACAGCTATAGATGACAGACATTTACCATTATTATTGAACTTAATTGGAAGTATTCATAAATTTCATTTTGATCAATTAGAAGAAATTATGGTATACGACTTAGGATTGAGTAAAGAATCTAAAGAAAAATTAGAAAATATTCAAAAATTAAAGATCTATGAAATAGAAAAACTTAATCCACAAATTCTTGAAGATCTTCAAACTGATGAACATAGATATGTAAAGGGGTTATTCTCTTGGAAACCCGTAGTTATTAAAGATGCATTAGATAAAGTTCCATATGTCTTATACTTGGACTCTGGAACCACCTTATTAAAACCAATAGATATTTTATTTAAACATATTATCCAAAATGGATATCTATTATTTGATTGTGGGCATTCAATAAAATGGATGACAACTAAATATATTATAGATAAATTTAATCTTGAATCAGATGAAAATAAATGGATTTTAAATGATAATACATTTGGAATAGACGCAGGGTTTCAAGGTATGTCTAGAAGTGTGTACGATAATTATATTATGCCTATGTATGAACTTTGCAAAGACATTAAAAACTTTGTAGATGATAAAACTTGCCCCAATGGATGGGGATGCGGAAGACACGATCAAACTCTTTATAGTATTTTAGCGAGAAAATTAAATTTACATATAGAAAATCACGACGTAGAAGGATGTAGCCTTAATGTAGATGCTCAAAAAGTCCCATTTGATATAACCCATACTCCACATAAAGTTACAGATAAAACTTACATTTTTAGATCAAGATGGACACTACCAAGTCAATTTACAGATCATAACATATCGATGATTAGAATCAAACAAGAGCCAAATAATATTTTATTAGAAAAAGCTAAAAATGATTTTCAGAAATTTAGTAAAGAATGGGTTAATTCAAAAGATTATAATGCAAAAATATACTCTTATTTCAAAGATCAAATAAATTTTTATCCATTTTTAAATGACCACAATGAAATTGTAACAAAATATAATTTAGGTTATGGTGAAAAAGCTTTTAGATATCTTTGGTTTTTAGTATTATCTCAAATACCAAAAAATGGAAAATTCCTAGAAATAGGAGTGTTTAAAGGATCAATACTTGCTCTGTCTCAAGTCGTCTCTAAACAATTCAATTTAAATATAACTTCATTTGGAATTACCCCACTTAATAATACTGGAGATAAATACTCAAATTACATAAATGAGGACTATGAAAAAAGTATTTTATTTTTATATCAACAACTAGGGTTAGATTTATTTAATACAAAAATAATGCATGGACTATCAACAGACGAGAGCGTAAAACATCTTGCAAAAGAACATGGACTATATGATATAGTTTATATTGATGGCGGACATGATTATGAAACAGTTGTAAATGATATAGAATTAACTAATAAAATCTTGAAAAAAGATGGATTATTAATAATGGATGACGCATCTTCATTTTTAGAATTTAACCATAATCACGAAGGATTTACTGGGCATAAAGATGTTGCTCAAGCAATAAAAGATAAGATTGATGTAGGCGATACCTACATTCACCTTTTTGCTTGTGGACATAATAGAGTATGGAGGAAAATAAAATAATATGACTAATCAAGAATTATTAGAAGCAAGAAAACTTTATATTTCAGAGGTTGATACTCCAAATTCTTGGATTGGGACAGGTTTTAGCGCTATATGCGAATTAGGCATTGCAAAAGGTTATTATCCAATAATACATTTTGGAAATGTTTTTTTTAGGTGAAATTAATTTCTTAAAAGAAAAAAATACGATCTAAATCCAGATATTCCAAGCATGTACAATTGGTAAGAATAAATGAATAAAAAGTTAGCACTCTGTTTGAGTGGAGAATTTAGATTTTTTGATCATCCACTTATATTAGAAGGTTTTAAAAAATTTCTATTTATATATAATCCAGATATTTTTATATCAACATGGGACCACATAGGGGCATCTATGAATCATGGATATATTGAGCCAAATAGCAAGAAAAATACAGATACAGATATGACTCAAAAGATCAAAGAAGCGTATCCATCTATAAAATATTTAAAAATAGAAAACTATAATGCATGGTTCGAAGGATTAGATAAAGTATTAAAAGACACTATATATTTTGGGAATTTTGATCCACGAACAGTAAATTCATATACGCAGTTGTATAAGATATATGATTCTATTAGTTTAAAATCAAAATACGAAAAGGAAAATAACTTTAGATATGATATTGTTATTCGGGCCAGAGCAGACAATCTTTTCGTAAATCATTTTGATTTATCTATTTTACCAAAATCAATTTATAATATAAATTTTGGTGGAGCTTTCTATTCCAATAGAATTTATGATATATTATTCTATGGAGATAGTTGTTCTATGGACAAGATATCAGAAGCTTTTGTAAATTTTAAAAATTTAATTGCAAATGAGTTTAATAATGGTTTATGCAGAAGAGATGCTTGTAGAATACTTTATTTACAATCAATTTTATCAAATTTACAAGTTTTATCTACAAATTCCAGATTATGCGATATATATCGAGGAACCTCATTTGAAGAATATTACAATAATATTAAACTTTGTGGTGAATTTAAATGAATTAAATTAAAAGAAAATAGTTGACAGATATAAAATATACTTATATAATTTGATATAATGGATAAAGAATTATCTGATATTTTAACTAAAATTAGTATCTTTTTAGATAAAAGAAGTAATAAAAAATGGACACCAAAAGAACACTGGGTTCAATATGCTGGACCATATTTTAATAATGAAGAATATTTATCAGCAATAGAGACTCTTCTTGGAGGATGGCTTGTACTTGGCGAGAAAGGGATATCCTTCGAGAATCAATTCCCTAAAATTCTAAATAAAGAATATGGGATATTAACTAATAGTGGAAGCAGTTCTAATTTAATTATGATGTCAGCAATGACATCTAAAAGACTTTATAATTTTCCTAAAGGTACAAAAGTAATAACTCCAATAGCTGGATTTCCAACTACAATTAATCCAATTTTTCAAGTTGGATTTATTCCAGCTTTTGTTGATATTGATTTAGATACTCTTAATCTTAATTTAGACCAAGTTGAGGAGCAAGCAAAAAATGGTGCTAAAATTATTACATTTGCACATGTTTTAGGAAACCCGCCAAACATGAGAGCTTTAATGGAAATTGTTAAAAAATATAATTTAATACTATTGGAAGATTGTTGTGATGCTCTTGGATCAACATTTGACAATAAACCCCTTGGCAGCTTTGGAGAATTTGCAAGTTGTTCTTTTTATCCTGCCCACCATATAACAATGGGAGAAGGAGGATTTGTGGCATGTAATACTTATCAACAAGAAATTGTAGCGAGAAGTTTTAGGGAATGGGGAAGAGGATGTTATTGCGTTGGAAAAAAAGCTAATCTTTTAAAAAACGGAACTTGCAAAAATAGATTCGCAAATTGGTTGCCTTCTTTGCCAGATGAAATTTTTGACCATAAATACGTTTATGATGAAATTGGTTATAATTTAAAGCCAATAGAATTACAAGCTGCGATGGGCTTAGTTCAAATGAAAAAGCTTCCAGAGATAAATACTCTTAGAAAACTTAATCATTCTAGATTGACTCAAATCTTTTATAAGTTTGAAGAATATTTTATATTACCTAAAACTACCGATTGGGCAGATCCAAGTTGGTTTGCTTTCGCTCTAACAATCAAAGATAATGCTCCATTTAAAAGAAAAGATATTGTTCATTTTCTTGAAGATAAAAAAATTCAAACTCGCCCATATTTTGCTGGAAATATTATGTTGCAACCAGCTTACTCTGGAATGATACCACAAGAAGATATTATAAAAAATTATCCAATTGCAAGAAAAGTAACAACTGATACATTCTTTTTAGGAACAAGTCCAGTTATAACAAATCAACAATTAGATTACGTTGAAGAAGTGGTAAACGAATTTTTTAAAACTATATGAAAATTGTATATGTAACAGGTTGTTTAGGTTTTATTGGCTCTTACATCACAAGGCTATGCCTTCAAAAAGGATGGTATGTAAAAGGCGTAGACAAGATTACTTACGCAGCAAATAAAGATTTGCTAGATGAGTTTAATAAAAATCTAAACTTCTCATTCGTACATTGTGATATAAATGACCTTAAATTTTTATATGATTGCGATTATATTATCAATACTGCAGCAGAAACTCATGTTGGAAATTCAATAAGCAATAGTGATGATTTTATACATTCAAATATTGATGGCGTACATAATTTGTTAGAATTAATTAGAAATTACCGACAAGAACATACAAGAGTTCCTACTCTAATCCATTTTAGTACAGATGAAGTTTATGGAGATGTTGATCAAGGAGCACATACAGAAAAAGATTTGCTTAAGCCATCTAATCCGTATTCGGCAACAAAAGCAGCAGCAGATATGTTAATTTTAGCATGGGCTAGAACTTACAAAACAAATTATATCATTGTAAGACCTACAAATAATTATGGGATTGGTCAATATGTAGAAAAACTTATCCCAAAGACATGTAAATATTTAAATTTAGGTAGAAAAATACCTCTGCATAACTCTGGAGCACCAATTAGAAATTGGCTTCATGCAGAAGACACAGCTAATGCAATTATAAAAATCATTGAAAATGATGTCAGAAATGAAATATATAATATTGCAGGTGGATTTGAGCAATCAAATCTAGATACAGTAAGAAAAATATTAGAGGTATATTTAAATACAAAAGATTTTAATTTATTAGATTATGTAGATTTATCTTACTCCAGACAAGGACAAGATGTTCGATATGCGTTAGATGATACTAAATTAAGAAATTTAAACTGGATGCCAAATAAAAATTTTAATCAAGAAATAAAAGGTATAGTTAATTACTATAATAATAAATTTATATGGTAAAAGAAGATTTAATAAATTTTGAAAAAGAAATAGCCGACTTATTTAATTCTGGTAAGATAAAATCTCCAGTTCATCTTTATTCTGGAAATGAAGATCTTATGATTGAAATTTTTAAAAATATTGATATTGAGAATGATTGGGTATGCTCTGCATGGCGCAACCATTATCAAGGTTTATTAAAAGGAATACCCCAAGAAATATTAAAGCAAAATATTTTACAAGGTAAGTCTATGGTGGCTAATTTACCAGAATATAAATTCATATGTAGTTCTATAGTTGGTGGAATTCCTTCAATTGCAGCGGGGATTGCTATGTCAATTAAAGTTAAAAATAAAACTAATAAAGTTTGGTGTTGGGTTGGGGATATGTCTTCTGAAACTGGCGCTTTTCATGAAGCTTACAAATATAGTTTAAATCATGATCTTCCAATTACATTTATAATTGAGGATAACAAAAAATCGGTATGCTCACCAACCCAAAAGATTTGGAACAGACAAAAGCCATATTATTTAGATAAAGATTATAGTGGAGGACTATTAATTCAAAAAAATTTAATATATTATCAATATGACAATCAAAAATATCCTCACGCTGGAGCAGGGAAAAGAGTACAATTTTAATATTATGAAATACTTTGAAGAACTTAAAAAAGCAATGACTATGCTATCTGAGCACCCTGACACGCTTTTTATAGGGCAATCTATAGAATATGAGGGAACTGGACTTTATGATTCATTAACACATATACCAGCTCATAAAAAAATAGAATTGCCAGTAGCAGAATATCTTCAAGCAGGTCTAGCCAATGGAATGGCAATTGAAGGTTTAATCCCAATATCTACTTATCCGAGATGGAACTTTTTATTAATGGGCACAGATCAAATAGTAAATCACGCTGATAAATTTAAAGAAATGTCTAATGGAAAATGTACCCCAAAATTAATAATTCGAGTCGCAGTTGGTAGCGAAAGACCCGTAGATCCACAATGCCAACATAAGGGGAATTTTTCCGAAGCATTTAGATCGATGCTTACTAATACGGAAGTAATTGAATTAAATGAACCAGAAGACATTATTCCAGCTTACGAGAAGGCTTTGAATAGAAAGGATGGACTTATAACAATTCTTGTAGAATTCGCTGATTATTCAAAAGAAAAATGATATTTAATGAAAATTTTAATTACTGGTGGAAATGGTTACCTAGCTAAATCAATAGAATACGCTTTATCTAAAACTTATACCATCACAAGCATAAGCAGAAAAGATTTCGATTTACAGAATTTAGATTTATTTACAGAATGGTTAAAAGATAAAAATTTTGATATTATAATTCATACGGCAACAGAAGGTGTGTCAAGATCAAAGCATCAAAATGAAAAAGATCTGGAAGCCAATTTAAAAATGTTTAATAACATTAAAGCTCATAAGGATAAATTTAAAAAATTAATATTTTTTGGATCTGGCGCAGAATTATATATGCAAGAAACATATTATGGTAAAAGTAAAAAGTTAATAAATGAAACCATACAAAAAGAAAACAATTTTTATAATATAAGAATATTTGCTGTTTTTGATGAAAATGAATTAGATACTAGATTTATAAAATCTAATATTTTAAGATATATTAATAAAAAAGAAATGGTTATTCATGCGAATAAACTAATGGATTTCTTCTATATGCAAGATTTGATATCTTTAGTTAATTATTATATTAATGAAAAAAATCCCCCCAAAACAATAGATTGTTCTTACAAAGATAAAAAAAATTTATTAGAAATAGCTAATTTTATCAATACTTTAGATCAATACAAAGTACCAATTAACTTTCAAAAAAATACTCTAGAACAAGATTATTGTGGCGTAAGTAATTTACCAATTAAACCTATAGGCTTAGAACAAGGAATAAAAAATAGTTTTAGAGAAATTAAAACGAAAACGCTATAATTATTAATGAATAAGAATATAAAAGAATCGTATTATGGTAAAAAAATAGATACAGCTAATATTTTAAATATTGAAGATGCAAGTAAATTAATTAATAATAAAAAAACCGTCGTAATAACTGGGGTAACTGGACAAGACGGAAGCCATATGGTAGATTTTTTACTTAAAAATACAGATTATCTTATTTTTGGTGGAGTAAGAAGATTAAGCGTTTATAACCACGAAAATATCAAACATATTAAGTCTGATAGGTTTCATTTAATTAATTTCGATTTAACAGATTCACATGCTATATCTAGAACTATCGAAAAACTTCAACCAGATTATTTTATTAATTTTGCGGCTCAGAGTTTTGTAGCCAGTAGTTGGGATTTTTCAAGACAAACTTGGGCAACTAATTCAACTGCAGTTCTTGATATTTTAGAAGCCATAAGACTTTACAAGCCTTCTTGTAGACTTTATCAAGCTGGATCTAGCGAAGAATTTGGTAATATTTTATATGCCCCACAAGATGAAAAGCATCCATTAAGGCCAAGAAGTCCATATGGAGCAAGCAAAGCAGCTTCTAGACAGTTAGTTAAGGTTTACAGAGATTCATACAATTTATACGCAATTCAAGGATGGCTTTTCAATCACGAAGGAACTCGTAGAGGCGAAGAATTTGTAACAAGAAAAATTACTAAAAACGTAGCTAGAATTTTTAATTCAATTAAGAATAATAAATTTTTTGAACCATTAGAATTAGGAAATATTGATGCGAAAAGAGATTGGAGTGATGCCGAAGATTTTGTAGAAGGAGTTTGGATGATGTTAAATCAAGATATTTATAATCCAAATTACAACGGAACACCAAATGAATACATCTTTTCCTCAAACGAAACTCATACAATTAGAGAATTTGTAGAAAAAGCTTTTGATTACGTTGGTATTAAAGGTAATTGGGTTTATATTGACCCAGATGCAAGAGCCGAGAATGAAATTTTTTGTAGAAAAAAAGATGATGGCGATTACGAATTGCTAGTAAAAATTAATCCAAAATTTTATAGACCAGCAGAAGTCGAATTACTTCTTGGAGACTCTACAAGAGCAAGAACTGAATTAAATTGGAAACCTAAAATTTCATTTAATAATTTAGTTAAAAAAATGGTTATTAATGATTTAAATAATCTTTAAATTAAACATGAAAATCTTGATTCCGATGGCTGGTCTTGGTAAAAGATTTCAAGAATTTGGCTATTCAGACCCTAAGCCATTAATAAAAATATTTGGAGATGAAATGATCCAAAATGTTATTAGCAATTTAGATATTTCTTCTGATGATGAATTAATTATTATTTATAATAAAATTTTAGAAAAATTTAATTTTGAATCACTTCTAAATTTTAAAAACAGTATCAATATCAAATTTTTAAAATTAGAAAACGACACTAAAGGGGCAACCGAAACAGTATTTAAATATTTAGAAAAAATAAATTCAAATGAGCCAATATTAATAATTGATTGTGATACGATTTATTATGAAAATATTATTTCTAAATGCAAAAACACAAAAGAAAATAAAATTTTTTACAGCATAAATAAAGATAAAGATCCAATATATTCATATATTAAAATTAATAATCAAGGTCTCGTGGAAGAGATAAAAGAAAAGTGCAAAATTTCCGATAATGCAAATGTAGGTGCTTATTTTTTTAAAAGCATAAATGAATTTAAAGAATACGCATTAAAGCTAATAAATAATTCGAATGAACAAAATGAGTTGTATATTTCAAAAGTATACGATTTAATGTTAAAAGATAACATATCAATTCAGTCAGAACAAATTAAAGATTTTTATTGCGTAGGAACACCATTACAATTACAAAAATATTGCGCAGCACATAAAAATAATAAAAAAAGATTTGTGTTTGATTTAGATAATACTCTTGTTTCTTATCCAGAAATCAAAGGAGATTATTCAACAGTGAAGCCTATCGAGAAAAATATAAAATTTTTAAATTTTTTAAAAAGCTTGGGTAATTATATTATAATTTATTCTGCTAGACGCATGAAAACTTTTAATGGTAATGTTAAACTTGTTGAACATGATATAAGAGAAATAACAGAAAAAACATTAAAAAAATTTAACGTTGAATATGACGAGCTGATTCTCGGAAAACCTTACGCAAATTTTTATATTGATGATTTAGCAATATATAGCTATGATGATTTAGAGAAAAAAACTGGATTTTATAACACTTCAATAGAGCCAAGAGATTTTCATAAAATAGAGGTTTATGATAATTTAGTAGTCAAATACGGTAATCTTCAAGGAGAATGTTATTGGTATAAAAATATACCAAAAGAAATTCATAAATATATACCTAAAATACATAAACTATCTGACTCTGTAATAGAAATGGAGAAAGTTAATGGAATAGCTTTATCCTTTTTAAATGTAAACGGAACTTTATCTAAAAAAGAACTTAATCAACTTTTTTCAATATTAAATACTATACATCAATATAAATACGTAGAAAATATAGATATAAAAACTTTTTATTTAAATAAATTAAAACAAAGATATGAAAATAAAATATATAAAAATTTACAAAACTCATATGATTTTTACAGTTTTTTCGTAAATTATTTTGAAAATTTAAATTTAAATAATTTATCATTAATTCATGGGGATCCTGTTTTTTCAAATATATTATATACAGTAAATAATGATATAATATTTATAGATCCAAGAGGCTTAGTGGAGCAAACAAAATGTATTTATGGAGACATATTTTATGATTATGCAAAAATTTATCAATCAATTTGTGGATATGATTATATCCTATTAAACAAAGAACTCAATCTGGAAAGTATACAAATAAATAAAAATATTTTTAAGGAATATTTCTTACAAAAATTTTCTGAAAAAGAATTTGAATATGTTAAAATTTTAAAAGATTATTTAATATATACTTTACTGCCCTTACATTCAGATGAAGTTAAAATTATTAAATATTATAATTTAATAGAACTTAATAATTGACTCAAATCTATATTTATGATACATTTTAAAAATGAAAAGCCATAAGCTTTGTCAGTTCATAGCGAAAAAACATATAAAAGATAAGATAAATTGGCCAAGAGAGATTAAAATTGCTCAAATATTAACTAAAAGATTCAAGGAATTCGAATTTTGGGATAACTTAAGAGATTTTAAGCTTCCATCTTTGGCATGGTTTCTTAAAAGCGAAGGCAAAGCTTTCCTATTATCAGAATATGAGAAATTTAAATTAAATTTAAATATAGAAGTAATAAAACTGGAAGATAATAAAGTTCAAGATGATAAAAAGATTTGCAAAAAGCCTAAAAGTTTGATAGAATTTATAAGATATGGCAAAAAAATCTAAAGAAGAAATTATTGAACCATCTGGTCCAAGTGCATCAGATAGACTATTATCCTTTTTAAAGGAAAATAAAGAAGATCATTACAATTTTGAAGATGAGGTATACTATAAAGTATCAACTGGTAGTTTAAACCTGGATATCGCTACAAGCGGTGGTTTATGCCCAGGTTTGCATAGATTTATTGGTATGAATGAAGGTGGTAAAACTTCAGAAGCACTCGAAGTAACAAAAAACTTTCTTAAAACTGTAGATAATTCTAGAGCTTTGCTCTTTAAAGCAGAAGGAAGATTAAGCAAAGAAATTAAAGATCGCTCTGGTATCAAGTTCGTAACTGACGCTAAAGAATGGGTTGATGGAACTTGCTTCGTATTTGAATGTAATATTTTTGAAACAGTTTCTGAATTGATGAAAGACCTCATTCAATCAAATGATGAAAATAAAAGATATATCTTTATTCTTGATTCAGTTGATGGTTTGATGACAAAAGGTGATTCTCAAAAGAGCATGACAGAAGCAACAAAGGTTGCTGGTGGAGCAGTCATATCTTCAATGTTGATGAAGAAGATTTCTCTTGCGCTTTCTAAACGTGGACATATGGCAATCTTTATTAGTCAAGTTCGATCTGATATTAAACTTGATCCTTATGCAGCAAATAAGGATATTCGTCAAACTACTGCAACTGGTGGAAATGCACTATTGCATTTTGCTAATTGGATTCTTGAATTTGAACCAAAGTTTAATAAAGACCTTATCCTTGAAAAACCAAATGACAAATATGATCCAATTAAGAATAAAATTATTGGACATAATGTTAAGATTGTTATTAAAAAATCCACAAATGAATCTACAAACTCCAAGATTCAGTACCCAATCAAATATGGTCGTAAAGATGGTTCTTCTGTTTGGAGAGAATACGAAATTATTGATCAAATCCTAGCTTGGGAATTTGCAACTGCAAAAGGAGCATGGGTTACTTTTTCTGATGAAATTATTGAAGAACTTAAAAAAGTAAATCTAGAGCTTAAGAAGCAACATCAAGGAGTAGATAATCTGAGGTCTTATCTCGAAGAAAATAAACCAATTGTAGACTATTTCTATAACAAATTCATTAATACTCTTGCGTCATGAGATTATTAAATATTAACGGCAAGCTCGTTAATAAAAATGTAAGAAATTACGAAATAGATTGGGATGGAAAATGTAGAAGTAAATTGCAATTTAAATTCAAGCAATTCTTCTACCCTTACTGGAAAAATCACATTGTATATGAAGAGTTTCCAGTTTATGGAAGTATGCTTAAAGTAGATTTATTAAATGCGACTAAAAAGATAGCAGTTGAGATACAAGGTAATCAACACGAGAGCTTTAATAAGTTCTTTCATGATAATTCTAGATTAAAATATCTCCAAAGCATAAAAAGAGATGTTAAAAAAGAAAAATGGTTAGAAATGAATGGATTTAAGTTTTTAGAACTCTACGAAAATGACTTAAAAAATTTATCACCACAATATATAGAAGAAAAATGCGGAATATTAATTATTTAAGTGTAAAATTTTCTGGTGACAAATAAGAAAAAATTCAATTTTCCAGACTCTCTTTTAAAGCAAATTGATGAATGCAGTTTTGGCGGATATATTCTTTTTAATTTTTCCAGCAAAGGTGAACCGCAAGTATATACAAAATTTGATAATCAAATAAATGCCATGGCACTTTTATATTATATTAATACATGGAGTCAAAGTATTGACCAGTTGAATTTAGAAGCAACAACAGATCAAATTGCAAGAAAAAATCAAGAAGACGATGATTTTGATGATTCAGAAGATAAAGATTAAAACTTGACTTTTAATTTCTAATTTGGTATGATATATAAAGGATGATTTACTCCTTACAAGTAGAAAGACACGTATTAAGTGGTTTATTAAAGCATCAAGATCTTTTTGCGGATGTTGATGTATTTTTAACTGAAAATGATTTTTATAATGATGTTCATTCATCAATATATACTGTATTTAAAAATATTAAGCATAAAGGTGAAAATGTAGATAAAGTCTTATTAGCTGAAAAGATTAAGAATCTTGGAATTACATTCAAAGACGAAATTAATATATTTGATTATATTGATAATTTAAGCTTCTCACAGATTACAGAAGAAGCCACAATGAACGCTTGTAAAGAGTTAATTAAATTAAGAGTCCGTAGAGAAATATCTCAAACAGCAGATAAATTAAAAGAATATGTAAATAAAAACTCCGAAGATTCAATGGATGAGATCATTGGTAAAATTGATCAAATTTATAATAAAAAGATATCATCATATTCAGAAAATGATGTGCCAATTAATATTTTTGAAGGAGTTGAAGATCTTGTTGAAGAAATTGGAAATAGCCCTAAAGAAGATACTGGTTTGATAACTCCATATTCTGAATTTAATAGAATGTATGGTGGTTTAAAGAATGGTAATATTTATGCAATTGCAAGTAGACCAGGTCAAGGAAAATCAACTTGGTTAAATGATATCTGTTTTAAAACTTCAATTAATCCTAAAAATAAAACTAAAACTCTTATTCTTGATACTGAAATGCAAACAGTAGATATTCAATTAAGAATGGTTGCGTCTTTAAGTGGAGTTCCAGTTTGGTATCTTGAAACTGGTAATTGGCGTAAAAATGAAGAAATGACAAAAAAAGTAAGAGAAGCTTGGGATAAAGTTAAAAAATATGAATACTTTCATTATCATGTAGGCAATAAAAATATTGATCAAGTATGCTCTATTATTCGTAGATGGTATCTTTCTAAAGTTGGCAGAGGAAATCAAGCTATGATCGCTTATGATTATATTAAATTAACTGGAGAAAAAGTAGGTCAAAATTGGGCAGAACATCAAGCAATTGGAGATAAGATTGATAAACTTAAAAGAATCTCAGAAGAAATTCATTGTCCAATTATTACTGCTATGCAATTAAATCGAACTGGTGAAAGTTTTAATAGAAAAGGTTCAGAAGTTGTGGATGATAGCTCTGTAATTTCTCTTTCGGATAGATTACAATGGTTTGCGTCATTCGTAGCAATCTTTAGAAGAAAAACTTTAGATGAGATTACTCTTGATGGCCAAACATTTGGAACGCATAAATTGATTCCAACTAAAACTAGATTCCAAGGAAAAGATGCAGCTGGTCATCAAGATTTAGTTAGAAGACTAGATTGTACTGGTAAAGAAATATGGTCACAAAATTATTTAAATTATAATGTTCAAAACTTTAATATTGAAGAAAGAGGATCACTCGCAGATGTAGCAGAGCGTCAAAGAGAACAATACGAACTTAATGATGCAAATGCAAATGACGGAGAATTATTATGAATGTAGATTTAATATCAATTACAAAACCAGAAATTAAAGGAATTAAAAATCCAGAAGATTTAGTAGCATTTTGTGCTAGAGTTAGTAATCCATCTAATCAAATGAATGTAGAAACTGCTCCCAAATTATTAAAATTCTTAATAAAGCATAAACATTGGAGTCCATTTGAACTTGTTGATATGTGCGTTGAGATAAAAACTAGTAGAGGAATTGCAGCTCAAATTCTTAGACATAGATCATTTAGCTTCCAAGAGTTTAGTCAAAGATATAGTATTGCAAACGAATTTGAAGATGTTGAGCTTCGTTTGCAAGGAGATAAAAATAGGCAAGTGGGAGAGATTCTTATGCCCACAAATACGGATGCATACGATAAAATTAATGAACTTCTAGTAGAATCTTTATCTCTTTCACAACATTGTTATGATACAATGATTGAAAACGGAGTAGCAAAAGAAGTAGCAAGAATGATATTACCCTTGAGTACTCAAACCACAATGTATATGAAAGGATCTTTAAGAAGTTGGATTCATTATATTGAATTGAGAACCGAACAAAATACCCAAAAAGAACATAGAATGATTGCTGAAAAATGTAAAAAAATCTTTATTAAAGAATTTCCTATAATAAGCGAGGCATTAGAATGGATCAAGTAAATGTTTATCAAATTTTAACTGATTTAGGATATAAGTTAAAAGATTTTGGAAAAGAGTATAGAGCTAAACCCCTTTATAGAGATAGCGATAATGACACTGTGTTAAAAATTTACAAAGATACTGGTCATTGGTTTGATTTTAAAGAAAATATTAGTGGCGATTTTAGTTCATTAGTGGGAATGACATTAAAACTAGAAGATCCGAATAAAGCTAAAGAATGGTTAAAAGATAAAAATTTTGCATTTCATCAACCTAAAGAAATTTCCAAACCACTTCTTAAATCAACAAAAAAGTTTGATTTGGATCTTTTATCTAATTTAGAAAACGATAATTCATATTGGAATAAAAGAGGCATTAATAATGAGACTCTTGATCAATTTAAAGGTGGAGTAGGAAAAGCTGGAAAAATGAAAAACAGATACGTTTTCCCTATATTTGATATTAAAAATAATATTATAGGATTTTCTGGTAGAGATATTACAAATCTTTCTAAAATTAAGTGGAAGCATCTTGGAGAAAAAAGTGATTTTCTTTATCCATTATTTTTAAATTCAGAAGCTATACAATCTCAGAAAGAGATTATTCTTGTAGAAAGTATTGGCGATATGTTAAGTTTGTATCAAGCTGGAATTAAAAATATTTTAGTAACATTTGGAACAAGTTTAAGTTTAGCAATTTTAAATTATTGTTTAAAGATTGATATGAAGAAAATTTATATTAGCCTAAATAATGATTCAGATAAAAACAACGCAGGTAATATTGGTGCAGAAAAAACCTATTCAAGACTTAAAAGATATTTTGATGATAAACAATTAAAAATAGCCCTACCAAGTAAAAAAGATTTTGGAGAAATGAATAAAGAAGAAATATTAACATGGAAAAACAATCTCTAAAATAGTGGAGCAAAAAGGGTAAAAGTAGTGTAATAATTTTTATGGGATATATTTATAAAATAACAAATTTAATCAATAATAAAATATATATTGGTAAAACTACTGCAGAAAACCCTACTAGAAGGTGGACAGAACACAAAAGCAAAGCCAACAAAAGCCCAAGAACACCAATAGAATTTGCTATTAAAAAATATGGATACCAAAATTTTAAATTTGAAATAATCTTAAAATCTAATAATAAAAATCTTCCAAAATTAGAAACAAAAAATATATTAAAATATAATACTTTATCACCAAATGGATATAATTTGGAAATATATCAACCCAATAGAATTTTAACTAAAATTTCTATAGAAAAAATGAGTAAAAGCAATCAAGGCAAACTAAAGAGTAAAAATAAAACATCTAAATATGTTGGAGTTTATAAAGATAAAAACTCTATACATACGGAATTAAGACATAGAAATATCAAATATAAAAAAGCATTTTCTTCAGAGATCAAAGCATCTATAGCATATGATAAAATGGTTTTATTTCTATATGGGAATGAAGCAATTATAAATCATAAAAATAAAAAAAATAAATGGTCAAAACAAAATTTAAAAAATTTTTATAATTTCTTTATTAAAAAAACTTCTAAAGAAGAATCTAATTTATACTATGATCCAAAAAGAAAAAAATGGCAAGCTAGATTAAGATATAATAGTAAAACATTTCACCTAGGAAGATTTAAATCAAAAAAAGAAGCGATTAAAGCCAAAATAAAAAAAATGAAAGAATTAAAAATTTATGACCCAGCAAAATAAAACTTTATCTGCTTCAAGAATAAAAACTCTTGAAACGTGTTCATGGACATATTGGTTAAATTATCATTTAAAAATTCCACAAAGATCTAATGATGGAAGTGATCGTGGTACGATTTGTCATACTATTTTTGAATTACTATTAAATAAAAGACATCTTAAAAACTATAAAAGAATTATAAAGAAAAATTCTATAGATGGCGATCAAGGGGTATCTAGGTTAGTTAAGAAGTTATCAATAAAAGTTAAACTCGATGAAAGTAATTATAAATTATTAAATGATATGATATTAGTTGGGCTTAAAAATGATTTCTTTGGCGAAGGTGGCGAAATAGTTAAACCAGAATATTCTTTTGATATTGTAAATGAAGAGCCTAAATACCATATTAAGGGTTTTATAGATAAACCCATTAAAATTAAAAAAGAAATGCATATAATTGACTATAAAAGCTCTAAATATAAGTTTAGGGGTGATGACCTTGAAGCTAATATTCAAGCAATGATGTATAGCCTTGCAAGTAAGAAATTATGGCCTAAATTGAAGCCTATTGTTAAATTCTTATTTTTAAGATTTCCAAAACAGCCAATTCAAGAATTATCATTTGATGATAATCAAATTAAAGGATTTGAGCATTATTTAGAGCATATTAATGATTATATCAATAAGTTTAATGAAGAATCTGCAAGATCTAATTTTGCAGTAGATAATCAAAAAAATAAATGGATGTGTCAAGTTGGAGGATGGAAATGTCCATATAAAGACCCATATACATATTATGTTAAAGTTAACAATGAAGGTGAAGTTGTAGAAACTAGTCTAGAAAATAATTTTAAAAATATGAAAGGATTTAAAATAGAAACTCGAAAATATGAAGGATGTCCAAAATTTCAAACTAGTTTAGCTAAAGATGATTTTCTTGATAAATCAAAAGATGAATTTTTAGATTGATTACTATTAAAAAGTCTGCTATATTCAGTAAAATGATACCATTATTTAAATCGCATTATTCTTTAGGAAGATCTATTTTAACCCTTGAGGATAAAAGTGAGGCAGATGATTATCCAGATTCAATTATTCAAATAGCAAAAGAAAATAAACTTAAAGAGTTATTTCTTGTAGAAGATAATATGTCGTCTTTTCTAGAAGCATATACGAACACAAAAAACAATAATATTAAGTTAAATTATGGATTAAGAGTTACAGCCACGGAGTCGATTAATGATAAAACAGATGAATCTCGCCAGAAAAATTCAAAAATAGTTATATTCTTTAGGAATAAACAAGGACATGAGCTTTTAACTAAATTATTTAGTATAGCAGCAAAAACTGGTTTTTATTATGAACCAAGGCTGGATTATGAAACTATCAAACAAAACTGGACAGATGACTTATTACTTTGTATTCCATTTTATGATTCTTTTATATTCAATAATACTTTAAAAAACTTTATATGTATTCCACAATTTGATTTTACAAAACCTATAGTTTTTATTGAAGATAATGACTTACCATTTGATTTTATTGTTAAAAATAAAATTGAAAAATATGCCCAAGAAAATAATTTAGAACTTTACAAGACTAAAAGTATTTATTATAATAAAAGAAAAGATTTTAAAACATATCTTACATTCCGTTGTATAAATAATAGAAGTATTTTAAATAAACCAGAATTAGAGCATATGTCTACTAATGAATTTTCTTTTGAAAGCTATTTGGGAGCAAAATAATGGATGAGCATTTATTAAGATATAACAAGAAAAAGACTTTGGTATTTATTGATTGTGAGACATTTAATCTTTGCCTTAACTTCTGCCACAATATTCCTTGGCAAATTGCTATGATTAAAGTTCAAGGTGATAAAAAAGTTGATGAAAAGAATTATTACCTTAAATGGCAAACAGATTTAAAGATTAGCCAAGACGCAGCAAGAATTACAAGATATGATCATAAAAAAGTTCAAAAAGAAGGACATGATCCAAAAGAAATATTTCCAACTATAAAAGATTGGTTAGATCATGCAGATTATATCGTAGGTCATAACACTCTTGGATTTGATATTTATTTAATTAAAGAGTATTATAAGTATATGGGATGTAATTGGCACCATCTTATTAATAAATTTATTGATACCAATACTATAGCTAGAGGTATTAAATATGGAATACCATATAATCCAAAAGAAAGTTTAATTGAATATCAATACAAGATTTTTCATACAAGAAAAAAAGGAGTCAAGAGTTCTTTAACAGTTTTAGGTAAAGAAAATGGCATTGAACATGATTATGATAAATTACATGACGCAATAAATGATCTTGACTTAAATTTAAAAGTATGGAATAAATTGAAATGGCAGGTAGAAATTTAATATGGCATCATTAGACAATATTTACGATATGCTTCAAAATCTAGACGATTCTGGTATAGAATATTTACTTATAACTATTCAAAAAGGCAAGAAAACTGGAAAAGCAGATGTTTTCTTTTCATTAAAAGATAAGGCTTCTATGAAAATTCTTTCAACAGGATTAAATGAATTTAATAAAGAAATTGATAAGATAAATCAAAAGGATGAAGATGACGAAGAATAATACTTTAGAAGATAAAGCATTTTCATCAAAATTTCAAGATGTTGATCTTGGATTACATGGTGTTAGATTGCCAGAATTTACTATTGATAGTCAATCTAAAAGGCATTTAAATCTTAGCGAAGATGTTTCAAATTATGACTTCCTAAGAGGTTTAGCTTTAAATGGATTTAAAGATCTAAATATAGATAAAAGTAATTCTGAGTATAAAAGATATGTTGATCGCGCAAAGTATGAACTTGAAACACTAAAAGAACTTGGGTTTATTGATTATATTTTATTGGTATGGGATGTTATTAATTTTTGCAAAACCCATGATATTCCAGTTGGTTTAGGCAGAGGTTCTGCTGCTGGATCATTAATTTTGTATCTTATTGGAGTAACTAGAATTGATCCAGTTAAATATAACCTTTATTTTGAAAGATTTATATCCAAGATTCGAGCTAAAAAGCAAGTTGTAGATGGAATAACCTATTTAGATGGTTCATTAATGTGTGACGTTGATTTGGATATTTGTTATTATAATCGTCATAGGGTACTTGAATATCTTGAGACTAAATTTAAAGGCAAAACTAGTAAAATTTTAACTCTTAATACTCTTAGTGGAAAATTACTTATTAAAGAGTGCGGAAAGATTGTAGGGGAAAAAAGTGAAGAAGAAATGACGAATATTTCCTCACTTATTCCAAAGGTATTCGGTCAAGTCAAAGATATTACAACTGCTTACGAGGAAATTGAAAAATTTAAAGAATGGTGCGATGAAAATAAAGAGGTTTATGAAATTGCTTTAAAACTTAGAGATTTAATTAAAAATAAAGGAGTTCATCCTTCTGGAGTTCTTTTATCTTATAATAACCTTGAAAAAGTATGTCCAACTGAATTTTCAAGTGATAAAGAAGCCGTTTCAAGTTTTGATATGAATTGGGTTAGTTTATTTAATATTAAACTTGATATTCTTGGATTAAGAAGTGTTTCTGTTGTAGATGACGTTTGCAAAAGTATTGGCGTCAAAGTCCAAGATATTGATTTGTCTCATGAATCTATTTATAGAAATTTACAAGAATTAAAATCGCCTCATGGACTATTTCAAATTGAAGCAGATACAAATTTTAAAGTATGCCAAAAAGTAAAACCGAAAAATCTAGAAGAACTTAGTGGAGTTCTTGCTTTAGCTAGACCTGGAGCACTTCAATTCGTAGACAAATATGCTAAATATACAAATTATGGTGAACATGAAAGTATTCATCCATTCTTTGATGATATTTTAAAGCAAACTGGTGGAGTTGCACTTTACCAAGAACAGCTTATGCAAATGGCGCATAAAATTGGGTTCACTCTTGATGAAGCAGAAATTTTAAGAAGAATCGTAGGTAAAAAGAAAACCGAAGAAATCAAAGCATGGCAAAAGAAGATTCAAGAAAAAGTAAAACAAAATAAACTACCAAAAGAAGTAGGAGAAATTCTATGGAAAATCATGGAAGATTCAGCAAATTATTCATTTAATAAATCTCACTCGCTTGCATATGCAGCCTTGGCTGCAGTTACAATCTATCTAAAATTTAATTATCCACAACAATTCTTCTTATCTCTTTTAAAAATGAGCAGAAATGAACCAGATCCAATTGGTGAAATTTCTAAAATTCAAAAAGAAATGCATGAATTTAATATTCAATTACTTCCTCCTCATATCATTAAATCTGAAATGGATTTTTCAATTGAACAAAAAGACATCCGATTTGGATTGTTGTCAATTAAAGGTATTAGCGATAAATCAATTGAAAAACTTAATAGTTTTAGAAATAAGTATTCCAATAAATTTGAAATTTTTCAAGCAGCAGAAGAAGCAGATCTTAATATTGGAGTATTATCTGCACTTATACAAGCTGGAGCATTAAGTGGTTTTAATCAATCTAGAAGTAAAATCGTATTAGAAGCCCAACTATGGAATATTTTAACTGCTAAAGAAAAGAAATATGCAATTTCATTCGCAGAAAAATTTGATTATGATCTTATTAAGATTATTAAACATTTAAATAAATTTACTGATGAAAAAAATCATGTAGTAATCAAAGATACAAGATTAAAAACAATTAAAAGTAAATATGATCCATATTTACAAATTTATAATCAAAATAGCAAAAGTGAAAGTTTTGCAAATTGGTATTACGAAAAGAAACTTTTAGGATATACTTATAATAAAGATCTTAAGGAAATCTTCTCAGAGAAAAGAGAAAATTTAAAATATATTTGCGAGATTATAGATGAACCAATAAATAATAAAGTAGCGTTTGTAGGTCAAATTGAAGAAGTATTTACTGGCGTTTCCAAAAATGAAAAGAAAACTAGATATGTAAGATTAAAGATATCAGACGAAACATCATCAATTAGCGTATTAATATTTAATGATAATATTGAAAATAATAAATTATTAAATAACAGGACTTTTGAAGAAGGAAATATAGTTATTTGCAAAGGTTCAAAAAGAGATGATTGCGTATTTGGAGACTTAATAGCTATTCAAGATCATCAAATTTATATGAAATTAAATGATCTAAAAAAGACAGATAAAAATAATTGACATTTTTAAATATAATTAGTAACATAGATTAATATGATATCATTTTATAAACCAAATAGTAAAAATACAGGCACAGCTTGTAGTTTCAGCGTAAATTCTAAAGATAATTCAGTATGGGGATCATTAATTAAGCAAAGTTCTTGGAACGATGCCAAAAAAATCGGATCTTTTTCAGAAAATCAAAATAATCCTAATAAAAGTGTTAAAGTTAAATTTTCACTTACAGAAGCAGCTGGACTTCTTGATGCTCTAGAAAGAAATGTAGAGTTTTCAGCATATCATACTTCTGAAAAACAAATTACAAAAATTAAACTTGCGCCTTATATTAAAGATGAAAAACAAGTAGGTTTTTCATATAGTGTCAATAAAGAAGATAAGCAAAATGTTGAAAATAAACAATCATATTTAATTGGATTTTATTTTAACGAAGCTAGACTTTTAAAAGAATTTTTAACTTACTCTTTAAATTCTGTTTTCGAGGCTCAAAGAATTGAAGCGATTAAAAAGGCTAAAAATTCAACAAAAGATACTAAAGAAGTTAATCCTGATAACCAAGAAGACAGCGAACTCTGGTAATGGACAGAAAAAAGAAAATTTTAATACAAACTGATTTTTCTTTAGCTAAAACAGGCTTTGGAAGAAGTGCAAGAGCTATATTAAAAAATTTATATTTAAAAAATAAATACGATATTGTACACTATGCATGTGGGATGACTTATAATCATCCAGATTTTGGTAAAACTCCTTGGAAAACAGTAGGCTCTTTACCAAATACTCAACAAGAATTAGATCAATTAAATAGAGATCCACACTTAGCTAGAATGGCTAGTTATGGAGCACATCTTTTAGACAAGGTAATTAATGAAGAAAAACCAGATGTTTATATTGCAGTCCAAGATATTTGGGGAGTAGATTTTGCAATAGAAAAGCCTTGGTTTAATAAAATCAATTCTGTTATATGGACAACATTAGATTCTTTACCAATTCTTGAATCGGCAATACAAGCGGCAAGAAAAGTAAAAAATTATTGGATTTGGAGTGATTTTGCTACAAAAGCTTTGCATAAACTTGGATTTCCTCACGTAAAAACTCTTCATGGAGCATTAGAAAATAAAGATTTTTACAGACTTTCTGATTTTGATAGAAATCAACTTAGAAAAAGAAATAATATAGCTCCAGACGCATTTGTTATAGGTTTTGTTTTTAGAAATCAATTAAGAAAAAGTGTTCCTAATTTGCTTCAAGGATATGCGCTATGGAAAAAACAAAATCCAGAGATTAAAAATACATACCTTCTTCTCCATACTCATTGGGGAGAAGGTTGGAACATACATAAATTAGCTGGTGAAATTGGAGTAAATCCACAAGAAATATTAACTACTTATGTATGTAAAGATTGCGGAGAATATGAAGTAAAACCTTTTAGTGGTCAAGATTTAAATTGCAGATTTTGTAAAAGTCAAAAAACTCAAATAACTACAAACGTTGGATTAGGAGTATCAGAAGAAAAATTAAATGAAATTTATAATTTAATGGATGTATACTGTCATCCATTTACTAGTGGTGGACAAGAAATACCAATTCAAGAAGCAAAATTAACAGAGCTTATTACATTAGTTACAAATTATAGCTGTGGAGAAGAAATGTGCGAAAAAGAAGCTCATTCATTATCTCTTGAGTGGTCAGAATATAGAGAACATGGAACAGAGTTTATTAAAGCTTCAACATCTCCAGAGTCAATAGCAAAAAATTTAAATATTGTTTATAAAATGCCAATTCAAAAAAGAAAAGAAATGGGAGCAAAGGCTAGAGAATGGACAATTAAAAACTTTGGTGTAGAAAATATATGCAAACAAATAGAATCATTTATTGATAGCAAAGAATTTATAGATTGGTCAAAAATTTCAGAAAGCAAAGAAGAAAAAGATCCATATTTCCAAATTCCAGAAATTCCAAATAATATTGAGTGGTTATTATTTATGTATCATAATATTTTGAAAATGAAAGAGGTTGATCAAAATGATGATGGTTGTAAATATTGGATGAACGAATTATCAAAGGGTGCTAAAAGACAAGACATTGAAAATTATTTTAGAAATGTAGCCGTACAAGAAAATCAAAAATTAAAGAAAATTAATTTTGAAGACTTATTAGATCAAAATGATAAAGGTAAAAGAATTTTATATGTAATGCCAGAAAGCATAGGAGATATATTTTTATCTACTTCTTTATTCGAAAATATTAAAAAACAATATCCAGAATATAATCTTTATGTTGCTGTAAAGCAGGAATATTTTGAAATATTAGATGGAAATCCTCATATTCATAGACTTTTAAATTATATACCTCAAATGGATCAATTAATTTGGCTAGAAGGATCTCAAGATCATAAAGGTTATTTTGAAATAGCATTTTTGCCACACGCAGGTACACAAAGATTTTTAGATTATTTACATAATGGTAAAACTAATATACAATTCAATATAAAGGATTAATATGCATTTAATTGAAAGATACGCAACATCTTGTGGGGTTAAAATTGGAAAACCTTTTATTTATGAAAAATTTTTTCCATTACCAATAGAAAAATATATATGTTTTCAACCTTTTAGTAAATATAATTCTAAAAATTATGATTATTGGCAAGAAGTATTAGAAATATTAATTCCATATTTAGAAGAATATAATATTAAAATTGTCCAAATTGGAACAAAAAATGATAAACAATTTTTAAATACTGCGTTTTTAGGTGGTCAAACAACTATAAATCAAGCAGCATATATAATAAAAAATTCAATTCTTCATTTAGGTGCAGATAGTTTTGGCGTACATATTGCTTCTGGTTATGATAAAAAAATAGTAGCACTTTATAGTAATAGCAATATTGAAAATGCTTGCCCATATTGGACAAAAAAACAAGATAAAATATTAATATCTTCTAATAGAGATAAAAAACCATCTTATTCCGCAGAAGAAAATCCTAAAAGTATCAATAATATAAAACCAGAAGAAATAGCTTATTCAGTATTAAAACTTTTAAATATTAAATTTAATAACAATAAAGAAACAATTAATTTTGGTTCTGATTATAATCTACAAAGCTATGAAATAATTCCAGAAGATAATATTAATTTAACTAATTTTCTAGTAGAAAATCCTATCGTCAGAATGGATTACTGCTTTAATGAAATAGTTTTAGAACAATTATTACAGCAGAAAAAATGTATTATATTTACAAATAAACCAATTAAAAAGGAAATAATTGAAAAATACAAAAGCAATATAAATCAAATAATTTATATAATAGAAGAAGAAAATAGTCCTAATTTTGTAAAATTATTAAAAATAAATTCTATAAATTATATATTGCTTTCATTTTTGGCTGAAGAAGTTTTAAATAAATTTAAATTAGATTATCTCGACTATAATTTAATTATAAATAAAAAACATAAAACAAAAGAAGATTTTAATATTAAAAATATAAATAATCTTCATTACAAATCTTCAAGAACATTATATGGGGCAGAAGGTAAATTTATCTCTAGATATGATTGGATTAATAAAAATGGAGATAAAGTAGTAGATGATCCAGAATTTTGGAAAGAAGCCGATAATTTCTATATTTTTAAGTTGACTTAATATACAATGTATAGTATCATTACTAAATGAGCCCTAAAATTAAATCAGAAGAAAATACTATTTCAATTGGTAGTTCAGAGTTATTCGAAGGAGTAACTGCTATTCAGCAAGAGCAAATTACAAATAAAGTTATACCTCCAAACTTGATTACTAGAAATCAATATGGTCTGGTTGAAGATACCAATCTTAATTATATATTTAATGATGATGGAACAATTAATTGGCGCAAGATGGTCAAAGTAGAACATCTTGTTCCTAATCGTCAAAAAACTCAAGAAACAGATGTTTCAAAGCTCCAAGATAAAGATCTTTTAATACTTTTAGGTGGAATCAAAGAATTAGCTCAAATTAGAGGCTATACTAGCGTAGAATACAAAGTGGTAGCAGCATCTGAAAGCTATTTTGCAACGAGTTGTAGGATTACTTGGCTACCAAATTATGAAACTGGAGGAAGAGAAGTAGTTTTTGAATCTCTTGCTGACGCTACTATAAATAATACAAAGAGTTTTGCTAGATTCTTTTTGGCTGCAATTGCGGAGAATAGAGCATTTGTTCGTTGTGTACGTAATTTCTTAAAAATTAATATTGTTTCTCAAGAAGAATTAGGGGATGCAAAGCTTATCGATGATTCTTCATTTATTAATGAAAATCCTACATCCCCTCAAGCATTACTTGAAAAAGTTATGAAAGATAAAGGTGTTAATTTTGAAAGTCTTAAAAAAAGGCTTATCAAAGAAAAATTTGAAAATGCAGAGAATATTAACTCTATTTCAGATATATCAAAAGTTAAAATATTCGAACTAATTGATAGACTTAAGAAAGTGAAAGATTAATAATCTTTATACCTGACAAGTTGATTCCTAACAAAGTAAAGATTAATAAAAAATCCACAAAAAGCACTAAATATATTGCTAAAATAAGGATAAGTTAATTCAACAAATGGATTAATAAAAAAACTAATAGCTAAAGATATCCAAAAGCTAGAGCACTCATGACAAAGCAATGGTTTATGAATATAAGGTATTTTTGCTATAAAATTACGAAATGGTATAGCGATTTGCGTATCACTCCAAGCATAAGTTACTGCTAAACAAAGAAATAAATACAATAAAAATTGATAAAACATTTAAATAAAATAAACCACTAATTTATCTTCTTTTTCAATAATAGAAAAAGATTTAAAATTGATTCTTTCATCTGTTATTTTTTTAGCAAGATTTGCCCAATCTTGTTCGGTTTTGCCAATTTGAAATATTTTTCCACCACTATTTTTATGCAAATTATATATTTGATCAAGATGACTTAGTTTTGATGGAATAGAATTTATAATTTCTTCGTTTTTTTCTGATATTAATTTTTTAATTTCTTCAATATTTATTAAATCGTTAAAATAATTTACTTCATTAGTAATTTTTGATTCCAAATAAGCTTTTACTCGATTTTTACATGAACAATTTGGATTATTTCTAGAACTAGTAAGATCTGCTAAAATTTCTGGAAATTTTTGTTTTAAAGAATTAAAAAAAATATCATTTTTAATAAAAATATTAAAAAATGCCTGAGAATCTAATAATTTTTGAAATGTCATATATTAATATTATATATAATATAAATAATATTTCTATTAATTTTATATTCCGCTTAAGATATATGTTTGAAAATTGAGATTTAATTTAGCATCATCAGATGTACTATATCTTAATTGAGTTTCACTATTTATTAGATTTGATAAATTTAAAGATAACAAGTTTTGATTTGTGCCATATTTTTTGAAATTTAAAGTTAAATTTCTAGAGGCAATACCAGTAAAAATATTCGTTACTTTTTCTTGAGTATAATTACTCATAGAAAATTGAAAATTTAAAGATATAGAAATTGGATATTTTACGATTACATTTGTTGGTAAATAATTTCCAATAGTATAAACTGTTGCCCTTGGAATATCTATATTTATTCGAAATGATTCTAATCTATTATTTTGATCTGCTTCCGCTAAATTTAAATCTACATAACAATTATCACCAATATCAAAATTATTTAAAACTTTTGGAGTATAAGAAAAAGTACCAGAAGTATTTCCAAGTTCACCTAAAATAAAACTTTTTGTATTAACTTCGGGATATTCACCAAATTTATAATTTAAAGAGTAATTTGTTAAATATCCACTTGAAAATGTAAAATAATTGTTACCATACTCAACTTTACCACTAAATGAATTAGAGCCAGTATAACTTATAAATCTATCATTAGAACTTAATATATAGGCTAAATCAAGATTCGCTGTAACTGGTTTACCTACAAAATAATTCAAATTAGAATTATCGATGGCTATAGAAGGATTTATATTATTATCATAACTAATTCCTAAACTTTGGATTCCAGATATTAAAGAATCATTTAGATAAAAGTTCTGATTTTCTATAGAATATACATTAAACATTAATTATAATTACACTACTTTTAAGTGTAAAATATAAGAGGTAAAAGGTATATGGCTAGTATATATGATACAGTTCCGACTTGGGACCAGTCTACTACTTATAATAAGTACAGTATAGTGCTTGGTAGTGATAGTAAATATTATTATTCAATAATTGATTCTAATGTAGGAGCAGGGAATAATCCAGTAACTCCTACTAATCTTCAAGTTGATTGGGATGGATATATTATTTTAAATGGAAATTTAATACCTAATTTTTGGTGGAAACCCTCATATAATGCTAAAATTAATGTTAATCCAAGAATTAAGATCAATAAATTTGGAAATGGATATGAACAAAGAATTGTTGATGGTTTAAATAATAACTTAATTGAATTTAATTTAGCATTTGAAAACCGATCAGAATTAGAAACAGTTTCAATTCTTCATTTTTTAAAACAAAGAAACGTACAAGAAAGTTTCATATATAATATTCCAACTATTTTTTCAAAATCTTCATCAAATTTAACCACAAGATTTATTTGTCCAGAATGGTCTCCTTCATATATTTCTTATAATAATTATACAATTGAAGCAAAATTTATAGAAGTACCTATTTAATTTTTAATTATGCCAACTTCTTCAGAAATTTATAATCTTGTTGTAAGCGGAAGCTCTTCTTTAAATAAAGAAATAGCTTCATTAACTCCATCTACGCAAATTCAATTTTATGAAATAGATCTTTCTAAAATTGCCCCATCAATAATTAATTATAACCAAAATCAATCAACAACTAACACTCAACCAATAAATAATAGCATTTTTAGAATATATAATGATTATAATTTATTTAATATTACCTCAAATCCATATGGTACTATAAAATGGCAAGGTAACTATTATTACCCATTTCCAATTTTCGCAGAAGGATTCGAATATTCTTCTGCAGGAACTTTACCTACTCCTAAAATTTCAATATCAAATTTATCACCAGATAATTCTTATAATTCATTTTATAAATATATAAGAATGCAAATTCAATCTTTAGGAGATATTATCGGAGCAAAATTTACTAGAATTAAAACTTTTTTAAAATATTTAGATGGCATAAATTTTTCTGGAAATGTAAATCCATATAATCCAAATACTGGAATCTATGAAATAGAATTACCTAAAGATATTTATTATATTGATAGAAAAACAATAGAAAATAGAGATGTAATCGAATATCAATTAGCCTCAGTATTAGATGTCGAAAATGTAGTTCTTCCTGCGCGTACAATTTTATCTAATAGATGCCCATTTCAATATAGAGGAGAAGGATGTATTTATGAATATAATAGCAGGTTAACGTATCTGCATAGTGGAATTTATGCAAATACTACTGATCCTAGAGTAATTAGAGGTTTAGAGACTGCACCTCCAGTTGCAACAGCAAATGATCAATTGTTTATAGGTGGAGTTTTTGCAACGACTGGAATTAGTACTGGAGCGATATTTCGCTTAAGCGGAGGATTAGGTAATTCTGGTTTATGGCAACAAAGTGGAAATTATATTTCTGGCGATTTTGTTTATTTTGAAAATAATGGATTAAAATTTTATTATGTATGTATTAATAATCATACATCTAACGTATTTAATGCTCCACCAAACATTAATTATTGGATAGGAGATTCATGTGGTAAAAGTATTTCTTCATGCAGATCTAGATGGTTAAAAAATCCAGCATTTAGACCAGTAATATGGCCAACCAGTAGAAATGGAGAAACTTATAATCAATTTGCTCTTAGACTCTCAAGATTATACACTACTGGAGAACTTTCTTTATTTAGATATAATTCTTCAAATACAGGATTTCTTTTTCCAAGAAGACCAGGAGCAGAAGATCCATTATCAGAACGGGCTCATGGCATACCAAAAGATTATCAAGGAAATTATTTAAATGGATTTTTACCTTTTGGTGGATTTCCTGGGACAAATCAACCGCAAATTTAATATGATTGATAAAAAAAATAAAAATTTTATTATAAATGAATCTTTAAAAAATTCAAATGAAGAAATTTGTGGTTTTATAATTTTAAAAAATAATAATTTTATATGCGTACCATGTAAAAATATTGCAAAAAATAAAAAAGAAAATTTTATGATATCATCGATAGATTATATAAAAATAAAAAATTATGCAGATAAAATTCTTTATATTTACCATACTCATATAAATGATAATGAAAATTTAAGTGAGCAAGATATTGCTTGTTCTGAAAATCTTTGCCTACCAATCATAATGTATAATTTAAATAAAAAAATATTTAAAATTTATGAACCAATAAATATAAATAAAAGTTATATTGGGAGATATTTTGAAATAGGAAAATATGATTGCTATACATTAATTAAAGATTTTTTAAAAAATGAATTAAATATAGATATTTCAGCTTTAATTCATTATAACGATTTTATTCAAGCTCAAAATGTTTTTAATGAAAATTTATCTTTAAATTTTTTTGAGAAAAAAGGATTTAAGATTATAGAAAATAAAGAATCCTTAGAAAAAAATGATATTTTGATTTTACAAAATAATTTAGGTAAACATTTCGCTCTATACCTTGGAAATAATAAAATATTGCATCAACCAATGCTTAGTTTCTCAAAAATAGAAAATTATTGTAATTTCTATAAGAGGCATACGGAGTTAGTATATAGAAAGGTATAATATGATAAGAGTAAATTTACATGGTAAATTAGGACAAGATATTGGCGAATCCTGGGATTTAGATGTATCTACTGTATCTGAAGCGCTTAGAGCGATAGATGTCAATACTAAAAAATTAAGAAAATGGCTAATTGATTATAAAGATGAATATGAATATGAAATTTTAGTTGATAATAATAATTTATTTACAGAAAGTAAAGATTTTAAAAATATAGAAGAAATTAAAAATTCTGAATTTTGTTTAAATATAAAAGGCAAAGTACAAACAATAGATATTGTACCATCAATTATAGGGTCGGGTGGATTTTTTGGAGGTGGAATCGCTAAAATTGTTCTTGGTGCATTTGCTGTAATTGGCGCAGTAGCTTTAGCTGTATTTACGCCTTTTGTATTACCTGCAGTTGCAATTGGTTTTGCAGGACTAGGATTAGTTGCAGCAGGAACTAGTCAATTGCTTTCAAAACCACCTCCTAGCGTACCATTCACAGCACAACAAGTCAATCCAATCGCTGGCGAAGGAGAAGCTGGTGGTCCAACGTCTTATCTTTTTAATGGTCCAGTAAATACAGTAGGAGAAGGAGGCGCGGTTCCAATAGGATATGGAGAATTAGTTGTAGGTGGAAATAATGTATTTAGCAATTATGATATTTTATATAGAGCATATTTAGCGAGTTATGATAGTTCAACTTTAGAAATAAGTTTTACTGGAAGTAATCAATATTTATTTAATAATAAATGTTATTTAATTTCGAAAGAATCTTTAAACAGTCTTCCTTTCTAATATGGGTAATGCAAATAAATATGCTGATGGTTTAGAGTATCTCCTTTTTCCAGGAAATTTTGGGATGGGTACTTGTGGTTATAATTTTCCAGAAAGTACAGCTCAAGATTTAGATGGAGGCGCAATTTCTTTATCTTTTAGTGGAAGTACTCTTCCTTTAGGTAGCACTCAATCAACAATAGCTTATAAATATGGACCAAGTGGTTATTATACCGTTTTTACTCCAATGGCAGTTTTAAGTGGAAATACTATTCAAAGATTTGACTCGTCAAGCGTTACTGGTCTAGAAAGAGCAAATCTTGAGAGAGGCGGTCCAGATTTTAGAACAATATTTAGATCAAGTGCAGTTAAAGCTACAGAAGATGCTGTTCCACAAACATTTAAAGATAGTAGAGCTTATAATTCTATAACACAAGTAAATATTTTAGATTTAATAAGTGAAGGACCAATTGAAGGATTTGTATCTGGAATTTATATTCCAGATCTTAGTGGTAAAAATACTGGAGATATTGGATATTCTAAAGTTACTTTTCAACCATATTCACAAACATTATCTAATCCAGAAACAAGATCAATTTTTTATGATGATGTTCCTATTACAGATTTCAGAGGATACTATAATTTCCAATTTCTTGATTATAAATATACTTATGGAGAAAAAACAAATGATCATACTATTTATAATCCATATTTAAATCTTTATGAAGATAGAAGAGATTATTTTGGAAAACAAGTCGATATAAATCAAATTCCATTACAAACATCAGTTACTAAAAGTATAGGAGAAACAATATATGGAGCATATTTAGTAAGTGGCGGAAGTTCTTATGCCACTCAAATAATAACTCCTAAAAGATACTATGTATATAATACAAATATTTCAGCTTTAAAAGTAAATATAAAAGTTAATTCTTTATTTCAACAAATATTAACGGGTTCAAATGCAGGAGATGTAGAAAGACAACTTTTGTCATTTAGATTTGCTATATGGAGAGTTTTAAAAGATGGTCAAGTTGTTATGCTTGATACATCTAAATATTATCCATATATATCAAATTATTACTCTTATGATGAAATAGCATTAAAGGGTAAAGTAACAAATCCATTAATTTTCACTTATGAAATTTCTTTAAGACCTTTTGCAGAAAATAGTCCATGGTTTGAATTATTTCCAAATCAAATTGGATGGGCAATAGATATTATTAAAAGTGTTTATGAGGGAGTTTCAAGTAGTTTAAGTAATTCTACAGAAGTTCATAGCATTACAGAAGTATATTCTGATCGTTTCGTTTACCCAGATGCAGCTTTAGTTTGCTCTAAGTTTGATGCAAGATATTTTAGCGAAATTCCAAAAAGAAGTTATAAACTTAGACTTTTAAAAGTTAAAGTTCCATCAAATTATGATCCAATAGCAAAAAGTTATAGTGGACCGTGGAATGGTCAATTTAAAGTAGCATGGACAGATAATCCAGCTTGGTGTTTTTATGATTTATTAACTAATAATAGATTTGGTTTAGGTAAGTATATAGATACAAGTTTAGCGGATAAATGGTCATTATATGAAATTGCACAATATTGTGATCAATTAGTTTCAGATGGAGCTGGCGGATTAGAACCAAGATTTAGATGTAATTTATATATTTCTAATAAAGAAGAGGCTTACAAAGTATTAAATGATATGGCAAGTCTTTTTAATGCAATAGTATATTATTCTGCTGGCCAAATAACTGTATCTCAAGATTCATTAAAAGATCCAATTTATATATTTAATAATAGTAACGTAATTAATGGCTCGTTTAATTATTCAGATGCATCTAAAAAAGCTAGAAAAACAGTTGCATATGTAAGATATAATGATGAAAATAATAATTACAAGCCAGCGATAGAGTACGTAGAAAATAAAGATGCTATTTTAAAATATGGAATTAGAGAAACAGATATTACAGCATTTGGCTGTACTAATAAAAATCAAGCTAGAAGAGCTGGCACATGGCTTTTAACCACAGAAAATACAGAAACTGAATTAGTAGATTTTCAAGCTGGAATTGATGCAAATTATATAAAACCAGGAGATATTATATTAATCTATGATCAATATAGAAAAAATCAAATTTATGCGGGAAGAACTTTAGGATTAACTTCTGGAAATGCAATATTAGATTTACCTTATACTAATTATAATTTATATGCACTTACTGGAGTCAATAGTTCATTTAAATTTAATGTTCTTGTTCCAACTTATAATTTAAATCTAGGTACATATCTTGGAGATTTATATGCTACTGGATTTGATATCACCTCTTCTGGAATTACAGGATTAAATAGTTCTTTTATAAGAAAATCTCAAGTACAATCAATAAATTTTGATAGCAATCTTTCAAGTTTTGTATCTAGTGGAACTGGAATATATTCTAATAATATATCATTAAATTTTCCAAGTTCATTAGATACAACTTATGGTTTAGTGCAAAATACAGTTTGGTCAATAGATATATCTACTACTGGATATGGAGGTATATCTGGAGGATTAGATATAAGATCCCCAATAAATAATACTCTCAAAGAAGCGTATCCAGGATATTATCTAGAATCATATTTAAATAAACCAAAAAAATATAGAGTATTGAATATAACAGAAAAAGATCCAACGATTTTTAATATAAATGCACTAGAATATAATGATCAAAAATATACAAATATTGATAATTCAGCGCTTTTGGTAAATGTTCCTGTAAGACCAGATGCACCAGTTAGCCCAAATTTATTTCTAAGTGGAATTTTTAGAAGTCCAACTACAAATTCATATTGTTCAACTGGAAATTGTTCGACTATTTATACAACTAATCAAGGTGGCGTTAATAGTATAATGTACAATATAAGACCTACCCCAAATTCTCAATCAAATTCACTATACTATGTATATATTAAAAGTGGAACAAATTTTGATAGCTCTATAAATTATGAACAATATTTATATAATGTAATATCTTCAAATTTATTAAATACTGGAGTAGCAATTGGAAACTTTATAACAGGATTAATACCACCTTATTTAACACCATATTATACTGGAAATTATTATTTTAGGATATTTGCCGAAAATTCAATAGGTGAAAGATCTACTCCTGCAACTGGATTATATTCCTTAACTGCTCAAGCAAGTTTAGATAGAGTAATAGCATCTGGAGTTAATATATATTAAAATGAAAATAAAAAATATTGATTTGACTTTAGAATGGGAAACAATAAGAGATATTCCTAGTTTTATTGACATAAATCAACCATTTCCAAACTATAATATAAAAATAAGAAATATAGATAATATATTAATTGAAAATTATATAGGATTAACAAATTATGAACCAATAATTGAACATAAAATAGAAAATTTAGAATTTGCAAAAAAGACAAAATATTTTTCTAGTCTATTGAAAAATAAAGCCAAAAATATATTTAAATATAATTTTTTAAATAATTATGAATCATACAAAAGAATAAATAATAAAATTGGATTTTTTAAAAATCTTTTATTTGAAATTGATTATAATAATGATAATCAAGAAGATTTTAGAGTAGAAGGTGAATATCCAGAAATAGATAATATAAGCAAAAATGATCTATTTAATAAAATCTATAGAAGCAGTGATTATTTAAATGTAAAATTTCTTATAAATAAAGAATATTTTAAAGAAAAAGAAATTTATTCTTTTTTAATATTAAGTAAAGCATCTAATCGTATTATAAAAAATAAAAGTTTAAGTAATTTATTTGTAGAAAATATTCAAAAAAATTGGTTAGACGTTAATGAAAATACAGTATTACTAACTGTACCCTTTATTGAAAGTGATATCGTAGAAATATCAGAAAATTTAAATATTACTGTAATTCCATTAAATTATGTTCAGTCTGAAATATATAAATTTTTTAAAGATAAAGAAGACGAAAAAGATATTAATAATTTATTTTTAGAATTTTATTCAAATCAAATATTAGATATAGGCAAAATTTATAAACAATCAGTTAATAATGAAACATTAATATTTTATCAAAATTATATTTATTTATTCAATAAAGAAAGTATTGCGACTAGTTTAAATGAAGAAGTATCAATTAATGATATGAATTTTAAAAAATATTTACCTTTATTAAGAAAAAATGAAATAAATAAAACTGTATGTCTATCAGATGACCTTAATACAGATTCTGTATTAGATAATAATTATAATATACAAAAAGATTATATTGGATATTATGATAAAAATTTAATTAATTATATAGATGCATTAATTGATTTAGATTACTTGCAAAATAAAAATATTTTAAAAGTTGAAATTATTAAAGTAGAAGAAATTGATAACGAATGTATTATTTATATAGAATTTATTACAAATTTCTGCGATGATGAAAAATTTTATATTGAGAGTAGTGGAAATCTTAAATTTTATCAAAAATATAAAACTCTATTAAATAATAAAGATTATATAACATTTTTATTCAAATATTCTTATTCTTTAAATACTTTAAATGAATATCTAAATCAAAATTCTTCTATTAATAAAAATCAAGTTATCTCTGAAAAAGATTTGATTAATTTTTCTGCAAAATTAATTTTATAATTAACGTTTTTTGCTATATACTGAACTACTTAATAAACCGCCTGGTCTTTGTTGCTCTGTGATGACTCTCATTACTTGAGTTTTAACTTGTTCAGCTAGCATTTTAGTTCTGTTTGCTTCTTCTTGATTATTCGCGCTTGTATTTGTTTCACTTTTTTCACTTATTACATTTTCTTGATTTAAATTAATTGTTACATTTACATTACTTGTTGGAGAGTAATTAGTAGAACCTGTTCCATCAACAACATTACCAACTGCTCCACCATCTGCAAATTTTTTAGCTCTTCCAGCGTTAAGATCATCAAAGAATTTTTTACCATACATATTAACCGCTTCTTTTTTCATTACAAATTCTCCACCCATAAGTAAAGCTGGAACATCATCTTCACTACTTCCTCCAGAAGCAAATTTTTTAACTTCTCCTCCTTTTGCTAAAAATCCTAATCCTGCTGAAGCTAAACCTAATCCAAAAGACATATAAGCTCCTCTGCTCTTTGCACTTTTTTGAGTATTATATTGATTTTGTATTTCTTGATTTACGCGAATATTTTCTTCTAAACTTCTGCGATTACTTTCATTAACTCCAGCAACATAATTTAAATAATCATATAAAACTCGTTCTCTTTCTTGTCTTATTCTATTTTGAGGATTATTTTGATCAAGAATCGCTTGTAAACTAAGTCTTGGATCAATAATATTTTGTCCACCAGTTGGATTAAGAGGATCATTATATCTATAAACATTTTCTCCTAAAAATTTAGATTCTCCTCCATCTGCAAATTTTTGGACTCTTCCACCAAAGTTAAATTCTTGACCATCATTAAACATACGGGGTCTTAAAAAAGAACTAGTTGATCCATAAGATGATTCAGAGGAAGGGATTTGCCAATTTGTTCTTCCGCCTTGTATAAGGTTAGTCCAAAGATTTAATGTTTTTCCCCAACCCTTTAATCCACTAGCATTATTTTGCGCGATAGCATAATCCGCATAGGCTTTTTTATTATTTAATGTAGAGACCGTGTTGCCAATTAAATTTGAAGCTCCTGTCGAAGAAATAGCATTTCCAAGAAAATTTGCAAATCCGCCTTCAGCAAATCCTTGAATTATTCCACCATATTTTAAAAATTTATTATTTTTATTTTTATTAGAAATCATCAATGAAGCAACACCTGTAAAAGGAGAATTATTAGTTGGATTCGTTTTTATTGCTTGACTAAGCCCTGCAACTAAAAGAGCAGCAGCGCCTCCAGCAAATTTTTTATCTACTTTTCCTTCATTAAGCATTTGTAAATATTCTAAACCATATTTTTTAACAGCATTTTTTCTAACAACATACTCTCCTTGACTTAACATAGCTGGAACATCATCTTTACTTCCTGATCCTCCAAAAACATGTCCTCCAGTAGAATAACCTTTAATTAATCCACCTTGTGATTTGCCAAATAAACTTCCAAATAATCCACCTCCACCGCCCCCAAATATATTGCTAGTACTACCGAAAAGTTTACCAAAAATAAGATTAGTACTAAATTCAAGAGCCAACTGTTGTATTTTATCACTGATATTAAGAGCCATCTTTGTAAATGCATCACTAGCAGTAGCTGTTCCATTAGCAAAAGATAAGAAAGCGTTATTAAACTCGCTTTTAATTGTTCTAGCTGTATCAGCTGCTCCAAGTTGAGCTTGACGATAAGAATCCTCAGACCGATTATCAAATTCATCAAAAAATGCTTGTGAAAAATCACCTATTTTTGTTTGTTTGTTTAATATTCTAGATTCTCTTTGAGTTTGTCTTCCAGTTCTAAAATCTTCTGCAAATAATTGACCTCTTTGCCTTTTATCCAATAAAATACTACTTTCTTTCAAACTTTTTAAGGCACCTAAATATTCATCATAATCTATTTTACCTTTTAGATATTGATTAGCTAAATCTTTTTGTCCATTTATAAGATCTTTTTGAATTTTATCTCTTGATTCAAAATTTAATACTTCTTTATCTACAGATGTTAGTAGATTTTCAAATTCTGCTCCAATCATATATGCAGGTTGATTTTCTTCTAGTTTAGCTTGCTGTTCTAAATATTTATTTATCTTTTCTCTAGTTAATTGACCTTTAGCAAAAGATGCTGCAAAACTTTTTGCGTCAACAACATTTATTTCTTCTAATTTTAAAGCTTGTTGACTTAAAGCTAATCTCTTTTGTAAATTATTAATAATAAAATCTAAAACTTTATTCTCATCACCCGTGGAAAGAGCTATATTTTTTGCTTCATTTTTAATATCTTCAAAATATTTTTGTCCCTCTACTGTAGAAGAATATATTGGATCTAAAGCACTAAATATTGCTGATAATTTTGCTGCCCCACCTTTAGTTAATTGTTGAGTACCAAATATATTCTTTTCAATTATAGGTCCTCCACCACCTCCTACTTGAACTCCGCCAATGGATATAGTTTGACCTCTTCTCAAAGCTGCTAATTGATCAACTATTTCAGAGGCTTTTTCTCTTCCTCCTTTAGTTTCTAAAAATTGAGAAACAAATCCTCTTCCTGTCGCTGGATTAATTCCGCCAGTTAATATTTTTGCTATTTTTTCTGTGTCTCCAGGTTTTTGTCCTTCAAGTTTAAGTCCTTCTAAAAATGTTACAGCTTCTTTTTCTATTAATTCTGCACTCTTTCCAAAAAGACCTTGATTTATTAAATCTGGAATTTTATCTAATTCTCCAGCATTAAAACCTTCTATTATTTTTGTACCAATTTCTTCTGGTAATTGACTAGTTACTTCAATTATTTTATCTCTTAATAAATCTAATCTTGCTTTTTTAGTTATTTCATCTACGTTAGAAATTTGAACATTTTTATATTCTTCTATAGTTGGAAGTAGTTGTTGAACTGCATTTTGTGTACTATTAAATTCATCTTTTAATTTTTCATATTCTACCATTTTATTTTTGAAATCTTCAGATTTAATATCTTCTAAGTATTGATATGCCGCAAGAACTCCCCCTATTGCAAGGCCTGCTCCTGCACCTATAGCAGTTCCTATTCCAGGAGCAGCACTTCCAATAAACGCTCCAGTTCCTGCGAATGCTAACGCTGTTTGAGCAGCGTTTACTCCTCTTTGCAATCCTTTATTATTTGGAGAAAATTGTGAAACAGTTGATAGTAGAATTGGAGCTAAAGCGGATAAAAGTAAAAATTTGTCGCCAGTCATAGATAAATTCTTATTAGCTTTATTTGCAGATTTTGATAAAGATTCTATAGATTGAGTTGCAATTTTTTGTTGTCTAGCATTTTCAGCCATAGCCGCTGTATTAGCTTTCATTTGCGTTACTAATGGATCATCAGGTCTAATATATTCAGAAAATCCCCAATTAGAATTAGCAAAATTTGGAATAAATCCATTTGCTGCACCAGCCATTTTAGCTTTAGATCCATATCTTTGTACTCCTTGACCAAGGCCCATTGGTTCATCTTTTGTATTATAAACTCCTAGACCAAGAGGATTTGCTGAAGATGTTAATCTTGAGTCTTTACCAATTCTTATTCTAGAGATAGATGTTCCCGCTGCGACTTCTCTTCCTATCGCACTATCTAATGCTGTAAAATTAGGAATAAATCCTGCAGCTGCATTTTTTCCACCAATTAAATTTAAAACTGAAACCATGCCTTCAGATCTTAAAATTTTAAGTGCCATACTTTTTCTATTACCACCACTATCAGAACTTTTAAAATCTCCTGGAACTCCAGGCATTGCACCAGGAAAAAATAGACCTAAATCTCTTGGAATTCTTCCTACATCAAATCCACCTCCAAGTCCAGCTTTGACACTACGACCAAATGCAGATCTAAAAGCAGACTCAAATATTCCTCCAATTGTTCCTTCTACTGATCCAGCAAGTCCTTCAGATTCATGTTTTGCTTGTTCAATTGTTTTTGGTAAATCAATCGGAGGATTTAATTGTCTTGTTTTATAAATACTTGTTGCAAAATTCTCAATAGAAGAATCTATAACTTTATCTAAATTTTTTCTTAAATCCGTTAACTTAAATCCAGCAGAATTTTGATTAAATGGAATTACTGGAAAATTAACATCCACATTTCCTTTAGGAGTATTAAATGTATATCCTTGTTTTCTTTCATAACGATTTAATGCTAGTAATGGAGAGTTAGAGAATATGGGAGGAATAAGATAACTTCCTGATTTTTCTTTTTCTTTTAAAAGATTTTTTTCTGCAGTATTTAAATATCCAGCTGCTCTAGCTTCTTCTGAAGTTATAACTTTTGATTTGATTGCATAAGGTATTTGAGAAGCTGAAAATCTTCTATTACCAATCATATAATCTGCAAAATTAGGAATAAATCCACCAGACGCATAAGGATTAAATCCATGCGCTCCAATAAATTCTTTTTGATAATTTTTTCCAGCTGCACTTCCTTGTGGAGGCATAATGGCTGGTTGACTCATTCCTGGAAAATTTTTAACTGTTTCTGCGGTATTATATGTTATATTTCCTTGTCCAGGTATATTCATTTGACGAACACTTCCTGGTACATATCCACCAGCTAATGCTCCATAAATTTCTGAAGCACTAAAATTAGGTATAAATCCTCCACTTTTTGCTTTTAAAGTCCCACCTTTAGTTGAAACTCCTCTTACAAGTAAACCTTCTGTTACTGCAGCTGAAACAGCAGCAGCTCTTTCTCTTTCTAATGTTTGTTGGCGAATGATTTGTAAAATATTATTCTCTACATCTAGGACACTAATTTGTCTATTATATATTGCGCTTATTAAATTAGGTTCTTGGGCTAATATTTGATTAATTTTAGTTTGTATTTGTGCTCTTTGATCTGCTTGAGTATTTATATTTAATAATGTTTGAATTGATTGAGAAGCAAATTTTGCTAAATTTAAAAATAATTTTCCAAAAACTGCAGTAACTAATACTACTCCAGGACCACTTATAAATGACCCAAGTCCCTCTAATACTCCTTTCGCTATTTTACCTCCAGTTGAATTACTGTCGGTAGATAATGATTCTAGTCCTTTATTTAATAGATTTAAAGTATTTGTAAGAGTTGGAGCTAACGTAATATTTCCTACCTCAGAACCCACTTTAGTTAAGTTAACAAAAGTTTTATTTACTAATGCTGATAATGTTTGATTTAATTTTTCATTTCTTATAATAGCTTCATCTGTAGAAGATCCAGCTGTATCTAATGCATTTTTATATACAGAATATTGTTTGTTTAAATCCCCCAAAGCTGCTTTTAAAATATTAATTTGAAATACACCACCAACCAATTCTGCTGTTTGAGATTTTTGAGCATCTCCTAAACTATCATATGTTTTAGCCAAATTACTTAAAATTTGTATTGCTGGTAAAGTATTATCTTCAGTATCTCTTACTTGAATTCCTAATCTTTCTAATTGATCTAGAACAGAAGTTCTTTCTAATCTTGTAAAAATAGTCTTTAAAGAATTTCCAATAACTGCTCCACCTCTAGCAGTAGTTTGTTGCACGCTTGTTACAATTGCTAATAATTGATCGAAACTAACTCCTGCGTCAGTTGCAGACGAACCAACTCGTTTAATTGCTTCTGCAAGATCGCCACTACTTACTGCAAATGCTGCGTCAACATTAGCTAATTTATTAATTACGGCAGTTGAATCTAAACCCGCTTTATTAAAACTATTAAGAGTAGCAGTTAAAGCTTCTACAGAACTAATAGTATCTAAACCGCTTAAACGTGTTAATATCAGTGCGTCTTTTGTTCTTTTTAAAGTTTCTTCTAATGTTAGACCTTGTCTTGCAAATTCTGTTGCAGCTTGAGCTACTGTATCGAAAGATTGAGCTGTATTTTTAGCAATATCAAATAAACTATTCCCAAATCTTTGTAAATTAGAAGAATTGGTATTTAAAATAACATTAATATCAGTTAATGATTTTTGTACATCTATTGTACTTTTAACTAATGATGTAAAAGCTTTTTCTACGGAATATATTAAACCTGCACTCGCACCGAATGCAATAACACGCGCATTTGATGCATCTAATGATTTTTGGAATTCATTAGCAGCCCCAGTAATACGCCCAAGAGGTTGGGTAAAGGCTTTTTCACTAAATCCTTTGAATTTAAAATCACGCGCCAAAGCGCTCTGAATATCTCTTTCGAGCTGCCTTGTATCTGCACCTACTGAAATTGTAGCCGAAGTTTTAGCCATTCCTTATTCCTTTAACTATAAGGAATTACACGAAATATTATTAATTATGATAGTATTAGCTATTAAACTCCATGCATTTTCATTAGATCTTGCATGGTCAAAACTCCGCCTTTTTTCTCTGCTTCTTGATGTAAACTTATAGCATTTTCATCTTTTCTAATCTTATCTAAATCTTCTTTTTTAGCACCTACGATGGAGGTAGCTATTGCGCCTTCAGTACCTTTATGATTTTCTTCTGTTTTATTAAGTACTTCTTCTACATTTTTGCTACTTTCTAGCCATTCTATTAGTTTTTCTGGATCTTCAAAATATTCATCAGCTGGTTTATTTTTTGCTTCAGATAAAGCATTTTTAAAATATTTAGCATAACCAAATACTTCCATTTGATAAAAAGTTAAATAAACTATAGGTTTTCCATATAAATTATAAGCGCTATCTGAAGATAGATTATATAAACTAAGATAATAAGAAGATAAGGCTATCTTTTTAAGATTAATTTCTATAAAATTTTTATTAATATTATTATATATATTTAATATATCAGATAAATCCTTATTTTCTAATTCATCAAATTGCTCTTCTGAAAAGAACTTTTCTTTTAAATTTTTATCCTTATATAATGTATTAAACATGTAATATTCATTAATTTTTTTATTAGCATAGTCTTCTACTGTAAAACCTAATAATTCTTTTCTTTCGGAGGTTAATTCAATTAATTTTAAATTTTCTTCATTAATTTTCTTATTTATTTCATTAATATCATCACTTTTAAATAATTTAGATTTAGTTTGTTTTAATCCAGATATTGAATATTTTATATTTTTAATTTGTTCATTTTTATCTTCTGACCATAACTCTTCACCGATTAAATATTTTTCTTTTTCAATTTCTGTTGGTAATCCATTTTTTTTAGCTTTCTCAATAAATTCCTGCCTAAGATGATCTATATCTCCAGAATCAAAACTGGTGTTATGCTTAAAATATAATTTATTATTTTTATAATAAGCTAAACTATAGCCTTTTAATATATCAACAAAAAGTAATCTTAATTGAGCTTTTTCTTGAGTTTGCACTCACGTTTACCTTAATTATTTATCACTTTTTTGCATTAAATTCAAAAGTTTTTCAAATTCTTCTTGAGTAGCAGCTCTTCCAATATACCAAAAACTGATTAAATAAAGTAGTTTTTGTAATGCTGTTTTTTCTAGAACATTATCGGACTCTTCAATTTCATCATATCTTTTAAGCTTTTCTTCATAAGAATTACCTATAAATAGTTCTTTTAACTTTTTATCTTCGCCCTCAATAAGACTAAGTTGAAGTACCCACCACATAATAGTTTTATTTCTAGCTCTATTTTCCGCAGTTTGCTCAAATAAATTTGCTTGAGCCATTTCATATTTTTGCAATCTTTCTCTTGCTGCAGTCATTTTTTCTATGATATTTTGAACTTCTTTTTTCTCTTCTGGTGAACGTATAGCCTCTTCTTTAATTGATAATTTTTGAAAATCACCTTGAAGATTAAAAAAATCTACATATAAATCATTATATTCTTTTTGCTCTTCGTCACTTAGAACTCCACCATCATTATTAAATCTTTTAGCAAGTAGTGCGCGAGTCAATAATCCAGCTTTAATACCTTCTGAAAGTCTAACTCCATAAAACAATTCGGCTTCATCAAAAAGACTTCTTGTTGGTTTTTTAATTCCTAATTTAACTGGAATTGTACTTTTAACTTTAGAAGTTACCTTTACTTCTTCTCCTTTTTCATTAATAGAAACATCTACTTTTTCAATCTCTTTTTCTTGATAGATATCAAATTCAAACATTGTTTTCATATTTTTTCTCCATTATTATTAATCAAATCTTGTAAATAGCTTTTAATTTTACCATAATAAACTACTCCACCAATTGTTTTAATAAATTGATGTTTTTTATTATCATCCCAATTTTGATAGTTTCTAATAAAATTAGGATTTTTAAATGTTGTTAAACTTGGCGTTAAGATTCCAAAATTATCCTTTAAGCTTTTTTGTATGCTTTGAACAGAAAGATTTCCTTTAATTATTTCATCTATAGGAAAGTTATAATTTAATCTTTTTGTTTTCATTTTAGTGTTATGTTTATTTTACTGAAACTTTCTTCAATCTCTCTTACTGCATCATTAGCATTATCGAGGACTCTTTTACGAATTTTTTGATAAGTTTCATCATTTATATTATAGCCAGAATCGGATAAATCTTCAAGAATAAAAAAGAAATTCTTATATATGTTTGTAATTTTTCTCTTTATCTGAAAAAGAGTAATATCTTTTATAGGATCGTTTTCCATAATCTTTTACCTTTATTTTAACCTTTAACCTACAATCTATTACACCAAAAAATAACCCCCGCATAAGCGAGGGTTATTTTAATTTTAACTAAATTATATATTAAACTAATCCGCTAATATATAATCCACGAAGTGTATCTTGTGGGCCTCCAACTTGAGCGCTAAATGTTAGAGTTACTGTCTTATTCTTACCGATATCAGAACTGAACTCTTGACTATTTAACTTGGCACCTTTTAATTTATATTGAGCAACTGTTCTTGCTGTTGTTTTATCGCAAGCAGGCTCTTTGATTGTTATAATTGGAGTATAGGTTGTTGAATCATCACAAACTAGATCAGCAATATTTCCAGCAACAATATCTGTAACTTGTGCATCAACACTTAGATTTACAGAGAGTGGGAAATTGATTGGTCTTGTGAATGCAAATCTACTTCCTAATCTTTGAATTGGAGTACGAGCCAAATCAAATGTTAAGCTATAGCTTTGAATATTCATTGTTGTAACATCTGCTCCACCACCAGTTGTTTGAGGTACTGTTAGAGTAATATCTCCTGGGCGCAAAGCACTAATTCCACTTGCTACACTTGTTCCCATATTTTGGACTGTGAGTGGCAATTGGTAGTAATTTGATAATGCAGAACCATCTGTTGGATTAACTGCTGGAACATAATTTCCGCTCAAGGCTTTTTGGAAATTCATATTCAAACCTTCAACTTTAATTGTTGTGGTTGGGAAGTTTCCTACAGAACCTTCTGTTGCATAAGAACTAACAAATCCGTTACCGATTCCGATAACTCCGTTATTTCCAGATGTTGAATCTGAATAACCAACTGCATCGTTACCTTCTGGTACTGTACGGATGAAATAGTTTCTTTCGTCTTGTGTACCATTTAAAATTCCAGAAATAGCTGAAACTTCAGTTGTATCTCCAGCTTGTGAAATTGTGAATCCTAAATTGTTTTCATTAGCAAGATTTGCCAAGATATAACTAAAATCAAGATTAACTGTTGGATTTGTTAAGATAACACGATCAATAGCTGCCAATTGACCAAATTGATTTACATCAGTACGATCTACTGCAAAGCTATAATTAGCTGTTTGAATTCTTTGAAGTTGTTTTACTAAATTAGTATTTGCATTTGGTACATTTGAACTTCCACCTTGTCCAGGTGTAAAAGTTCCATAATGATATCCTGTGGCTGGTGATGGACCAGCATATAAAGCTTCAGATTGATAAATTATACGATTTCTTGCCATATTATTTGTTCTCCATTTATTGTTATTACACCTTATTTTTTATTTTTTTCTTCTTTTTTTACCCTTCTCTAGGGTGTCTATTTTTAATTATTTCAAAATCAACAAAAGCTGAATATACATGTCTATTTAAGCTATTTGTGCCTTGTAATAATCTTGTGTCAGTTTTACTAACATTTACATCATTAATATATGAATAATCATAATCAACAATTTTACCAGTAATATGCTCAATATAATTAAAACATCCTTCTGGATCAATAATACTTCCTAATGAATTAAATGGCATATCTTCTGGATATAATAATGGCACATTTTGACGTACAGAGTCTTTCATTATACTTGTAACAGCATCTAAATTAAATACGCTATCAGCCATAATGATTGCTCTTACATTACTAACAGTTTGATCCATGCCACCAAATGCAAATGGTTTATTTTTGCCACCTTGATATTTTAAATATATAATAGGATAAGTATTAGCATTAACTGGTAATCCAGTTGGATTTTGATATGTTTTTGGATTTACTTCATATGCTGTTTCAAATAATAAAAATTCTTCTGGTTTACTAGTTAAATATATATTAAAATCTTTAACTGCATAATTTCCACTTAAAGCTATAGTAGGATTAGTAATTGGTTGAGTAAAATATAATTGTCCTTCTTGAGGATTTATACCGCTTAAAGTATTTTGACCTGGAGTAGTAAAAACTCCACTTACGTATACTCCGCTTATAATACTGGCACCACTTACAGAACAATCTATTACCATTTGTTTGAATGGTGCTCCATAAGTATAATATCCATAATACATATTTGGTACTTGATAAAATACGCTTTGATAATTAGTATAAGCTTGACCCCTGGTTAAGATTTTATTATCTAACCAAAAAAGCATACTCGTCATTAAGATATTATCGTATTGTGGTAGCATATTATTTTAAACTTTTTATGAATTTATTATATAATTCACTCATATATTTTACTGGTCTATAGTTAAGAGATCTAACTTTATTTTTAGATTGTATGCCATGTTTAGATCTGCTTTGCTTGAACATTCCATAAACATAATAACCAAAACCAGAAATTCCATCTTCAATTCCCTTAACCCAACTAATTCCACCTTCAAATGGTAATGGAGTTGCAGATTTTATTTCATCTAATGAAGGAGTAGTAACGTTGAATTTTAATTCAAGTTTTTCTTCGTCAAAAATAGATTTTCTATCTAAAGAAGTATTATCTTTTATAAAGTCAGTCAATTCTTTAACTGGTTTTCTATTAACATCAAAACCAATAAAAGCAAATAAATTTTCTTTTCCATCTAAAGTATCACTTAAATTTTCTCCCTCTGGACCCTCTTCTAATTCTTTCGAGACTGGATGATTTTCAATTCCATTAATGTATTTATTTTTATTTTCCTCTAAAATTTCTCTAGCTAAACTAAGACCTTGTTGTTCGATTGCTCTTTTATAGCTATTTGAAATTTCTTTTTTAACTTGATTAAAATTAATTTTACTTGCCATATTATTTTGCCTGTTCTAATCCATAAATATAATATTTTTTATCCAAATATACTTTAGTAACGTCTTCAGTAATAACATTCCATGATTTTCCATCAAATTCTACTTTTAAAGTTCTTCCGTTTGCTATAAAATCTCTTGCTGGTTGTTTGACTTTTAATGTGACATCCCCTCGTGCAAAAACCAATTTTAATTCACTATTTACAGCATCTACATCTCTTGCGTTATTATAATATATTCTTCCTCTAAAAACTCCTGTTACAGGTATATAGGTATAATTTACTGCATCAGATGCACCACCATATCCATATAAAGTTGGACTTTGAATTTGATTAATAACTTGTATTGGATCTTTATGTACTACAAATTCTCTTGAAAAATAATCAAAAAATTGATCATATTCTTGAGAAAATCCCGCTGCAACATCTGAAGGAATATAGCTCATAATTATGACGCATAGTAAATCGTTCTGATATAATATAATGGCTCTTTCTCAAATTTATAGTTGCCAGCTTCTGTATCATCGCCAGCTACTTGTAATGGAGAAGAGTTATTAAGTTTATATTGATAAACTAATTGCTTTAATTCTTCGTATTCTTGTTTACGTATCATATAGAAATTTCTTAATACTTCATTTTTATTTAATTTTTGAACACTGGCGATATCATCTTTTATCACAATATAATCATTAATTGCTAAACTTCCAGTACTTTTAATTTTAATATCAAAAAAATAAATTGAATACATTTTTTTAAATATGTATTTTTCTATATCTGAAAGATTAGGACTTATTTCTAATGTCGTATCATCAATTAAATAGGAATTATTTAATAAATTACCTAGACCACCAATATTTCTTCTTACCCATGCAGCGATAGCAGCTATACTTAAATCTGATGGTTCGCCTATTTCTTCATATATTTCTTGTGCAATAGATGTTACAGTATTAATGATCATACCTTAAATTACACTTTAAATATAATAATTTAAAGCAAAGTTGATAGTATTTCTTCTTTATTAAAAGCCTGTAATATATTATAATTGCATTGATGGGGTAGTCCAGCGAACTCTTTTTCCATAACAATCCCATCTATATTATGCGTAAATATTTTAGCATGATCTTTTGCTAGTATATTTTTATGTATATTATACCCTAAATGATCTGGATTAGTGCTTATCCAACAAACAGTCGAAGGTAGATTAAGGGCAGCAGATGCATGTTGAGCAAAAGAATCTATAAATAATCGTTTTTGACTTAAGCTAATCAGACAAAAAATTTCTCTCCAATGAGCGCTAACTTTTTCTGTATGTTCATATGAAATTTGATCATTTCTTGCTATATGATATATATGATAAGTATCTTTTAATTCATTTATTAAATCTTTAACTAAAAATTCTGGTAAATCTCTAGCCCAATTGTAATGATTTGTATCTCCTCCTCCATTAGTTTGAAGAAGTAGTAATGGTTTATTTTTATTATATTTTTTAGCAACATCTATAACTTCTGGATAGTTTAAAAATAATCTAGGATTTTCTCCAGTATATTTTAATCCAAACATATTGCACCATGCTTCAATTAAATGTTTTTTTTCTACTACATATGAATGAGACTGATATACTTCATTACCTAAGAATATCACATCTTTATTTTTTATAAAATCTTCATAAAAATATTGAGCAGTATTTGATCTATAAATTCTATAAATAAATGGATTATTAAGAAAAACTTCTGGATATGGGCATATTACAATCAATTTTCTATCTGGATAATTTTTATTTATATTTTCGACTACAGCAGTTGCTGCTATATGTTTACCTATACCACCTTGTAAAAAAAATACTATAGTTTTCATTTTAAATTACGCCAAAATTCTAAATTTGCATATTTATCAGCAACTTCTCCAAGTATTTGATATGCTTTTAGTGGCACTGGTTTTACAACTGATCTGATTGTATGGAGATCTTTGATTCTATGTATATTATCATCATCTTCTTTTGTAACTTGTATAACATTATCAAAATCATGATTATAATATTCTAAATTTAAAAAATCATAAATATTTTTAACAGTTTCTTTTGGATAAGTTGTTAGATTATCAAATTCCATAAAGAATAATCTATCCTTATGTCCTCTATCAATTGCATCTTTTAATCTATTAAAAGCAGAACCAAGAGGTTGACCAGCTTCACTCCAAAGCTCGCATCTACCTTTAAGTGTAAGAGATTTTTCATAATTATTTTGTTCTATATTCCATTGACTTTGACCAGTCGTATTACGCCATAATCCTTCAAAAGATGCAAGAATTTCATTTATATTTCTTACTGTGCAAATTAGTTTTACTTTTTTATCTAAAGCAAATTCAAGAGTTTCTATCATAGATAACCATCCGCGCCCTTTGTCAAATATAATATTTTTATCTGTTAAATAATAAGAATTTAAAGATCCTTTCAATACATTTTTTAATTGATTTCTATTTATTCCTTCTGCTTGATGTTCTATTATTCTATCCCATTGATTTCTAATAGAAAATAATACTTCAACACAACCGCTAGTTGCTTTAGTAACAAAAAATTCTGGATTTTGAGCTAAAATATTACAAAGTAATGTAGAGCCTGATCTAGGAAGGCCAGAAATAAAAAATACTTGCTTTTCAGACATCTTATTATAATAATAAGATATAATATTAATTTCAAGTTAATTTTATATTAATAATAACAATATATATTAACTGTATCCCTTACTCCAGAAAAACTAGGAGTAAAAGCGGGCGTAAATAATGAACAAACCACATAATCTCCAGCGTTTATAGTTACTGGTGGAGTTATCATTCCAGTGAAATTATTGGGAATATTAGTATTGTTACTTAATATACCTGTACTTATTACCCCAGTTTGAGGTGGTATAGTAGATGTATTAATAAAATATCCAGTACAATTTAAAGTTGGCGAAATCAACGTAGTTCCAGCTATATGTTGCCATGAAGCTTTTCTTGCTATACCTGTTTCTAAAATTTGGATATATCTTCTATTTGGTCCAGATGCATTATAACCTAAGTTATGTGGTGCAAAATAGTTATGCGAAGATGCAGTTGGTTGATCACTAGTATGTCCAAAATTTAATATAAAATAATTAGATTTATTAATAACTTCTCCATTTAATAAAACTCCACTTCCATTTACTGTTGGCCTAGTAGTAAAATTTTTAGTTCCACTAATTGTTTGATTTCCAGTAGTATAAACAGGATTAAATCGATCTGTTATTACTTTTTCCCAAGCGTTATTTTTTCTTATATATAAATTATCATTTACTTTGTTATAAATTGAACCATCATTTTGAGTTGCTGGTAAATTTGCTGTTTGAATTGAAAAATTTGCTCCACTATTTTGTGAAAGATTTATGCTTCCTCCAGAAATATTTAGTCCAGCATATGTATAAATATTTCCTCCTGCAGCACCTTGTGCTCCATAAGTATAAATATTTCCTCCATGTCCCCCATCTGACGCAGCGCTAGTGTTAATATTTCCACCTACAGCATTATCTCCACCATAAGTATTAATAGATCCTCCAGGTTCACTAGCTCCACCTGGTCTAGTATCTAAACTGCCAGCTCCAGGGTTATTCATGAATATAGAACCTCCGCCATCAGAAGTATCTATGATTCCTCCAAAAAGAGATGTATCAATATATCCTCCATTTGCATTTGTGCTAATATAACCTCCACCGTCAGAAGTATTTATGTCTCCTCCATTTCCCTCCGCATCAGCATATGTATAAATTGATCCTCCAATTTTACTGCCATCTGGGTAACCATATGTATAAATATTACCACCATAATTTGATGCATCAATACTTCCTCCTGCATTTGAAAGATTTATATATCCACCATTATTAAAATAAATATTTCCATCTAAAAGGTTAATTCCACTTGTTCCAATTGTCACTTTATCCATCGCTAAACCACTACCAACATTAGTTGTTCTAAATAAAATATAAGTTCCTTGGCCCGTATAACCAGTTTTTGCAATCCAATTTTCGTCTGCAATTAATCTTATTGCTGCTCTACTATTTGATGAATAATCATTTAATCCAGAAACATAACCTCTTGCTTGCAAATTAAATAAAACATCATCTTTTAATACTCCAGAAAGGCCAGTTGGAATTCCCCTGGCTCTTCTCATTAATATTTGAGCTGGATTAGTTCCATAAGCATCAATTTGTATTCCTACGTTTTCATCTGTATTTCCCCCAATATTTAAACGATAATCAAGATTAGAACTATTATATCCGTTTTCAGTATAAGCATTAAGAGACATAGTATCTGCAAAGGTTTTGACTCCACTTATAGTTTGCTTGCCTTTTGTTAAAACTAAAGTTGGATTATTTATATTGCCACTAACATTTAAATTATTTGCTATATTTAAATTATCACTAAAATAAGCTGTGCCACTTCCTCTTATATTTCCAGTTACAATAATATCATTTTGAAAATATGTATTTGCTGAAAAAGTTTTAGTTCCAGCTATAGTTTGATTACCCGTAGTATAAACAATTGCAGTTGGTAAACTTGCAGCTTCTCCACTTAATAAAACTGGAATTCCATTTACTGTTGGGCGATTTGTTAAGACTATATTTCCGCTTGTTATACTTATATCTACTCCAGATAAACTTAAAATATCAATATTATTTAAATCAATAGGAGAATTAAAACTAACTTTTCCAAATATATTTGGTTTAGCAAAATATACACCACTTGCAAAATCTATCGTTAGAGTATAAGCTCCAGAAGAATTATGTTGTCGGTTTTGACCATCTCCTAAAATTGCAGATCCATTATGATCAGGAGCAATAATTGAACAACAACCACCAACTATATAACTATTTGACGCAAGAACTTCATTAAATGCTCCTCCACCAATTATAGAATAAACTCCAGAAATTTTATTACGAAATCCACCCATAATACTTGAAGTATCAGAACCATATTTAATTTCATTACCATATCCACCACCAATAAACGAAGTGCCTCCAAAATTACAATTATTATATCCAGCGCCAATAAATGACATCTGAGAACAATTATAATTATAATATCCACCTCCAACGAATGAAAGACTTCCGCTTATTTTATTTTCTGCGCCCCCAACAATTGAAGAACAATCTGCATTAATTAACTTATTAGAATTTCCTGCAATAATTGCTGAACGATTACTGTCTGTAATTTTATTACTACCTCCACCAATGATATTTGAATACATACTAGAACTACCTGTAATTTCATTAGTAGTTCCACCAATGATGTTTGAATAACTACTGGTTGATCTGATACAATTATATGTTCCTCCAAAAACAAAAGAACCAAATGCATTTGTATTATTTAGATATCCACCAATAATAATTGATTCATTTCCATTTGCATTCGAATAATTTCCACCAATAACTATAGATTTATTTCCATTAGCATATCCTCCTAATGATCCAATAATATTTCCATAACTATTAGTAACTTGAGCTCCCACCCCTCCTAAAATAACTCCATAGTCTGATCTTATTTGATGATTAAATCCTCCACCGATTATAGAATAGTTTCCAGAAATACAATTATTCTCTCCTCCTAATATCAAATTTTGATTACCACTAATAATTTTATTATTTTTTCCAAATATTTTACTTCCAGATATATATTGATCGCCAGTAGTATAAACTATAGTATTTGGTAAAATTGTTAATACTGGATTTCCAGAAATATAAAGTGTTCCTCCAGAAATATTAACATTTCCATTTATTAAACTAATATTTGTTCCAGAAAAATCAAATTCACTAATATTACTTAAATCTAAGGCATTTAAAATACCAGTGCCTTGAACTTCAAGATTATTAACAAAAGTTTTGTTTCCATTTATTGTTTGATTACCAGTATTATATACCAAATTGGGAGCAATTACTTCTTGAGAAAAAATCCCACTTTTACCTACTAAAGTTTTAGCCTTAAATATATTTGCCATATCCTTATTCTTTTTATTAGCTTGCGCTAATTTGTCGCTTTTAAAGGCGAACTAAAGAATCTAATAAAATTACACTTAATAGTATTACTGTATGCTTGCAAAAGTATGTATTTTTGCACCATTTTCAGTTAAATCATCAGATAATAAACCTGTATAACCTGTCATGTTAATATTACTTATAGTTAAATTATACAATATATTCCCTGGAACTTCTAATGTAGCTTGAATTTTAGGTATTAAATTAAAAGGTATTGGATAATTTATTTGATAAGCATCACTACCAGGTGTTAATGATGTTGTAAATATTTGTTGATTAGATAATATTGTATTTATTTGATTTTGAAGATTTGAACCCGTTGTGTTTAAATTAATTATTGTTGCAAATTTATTATCTGCTACTCCACTGTAAGCTATAATATTTTGTACAGATGCAATATCAGATAAAGGTGAAAGATCACTATTTCTTGTGCTTATGCCAAACTTAAATTTATTACTATGATCAAAGCCTATAATTGGACCACTATCATTTAGTCCAGTTAATCCCGCTCCAGTAACAAAGAAAATTCCACCATCAACTGCTCCTCCAGTAAGATTTAAAAGAAGATAAGGACTTTGAACGCTAAAATTTGTTGTATTTACAATAGTTTGAGTTCCAGTAACAATAAGATTATTAATAGTAGTATTACCATTAAAAGTTTTATTTCCTAATATAAGTTGATCACCATAAGTAAGTACAGAGACTCCACTTAAGTCATTTATTTTTTTATCTAAAGTTGAGCCTGTTAAAGCAATATTTGTAAATATTGTTCCACCAGTAATATTCAAATTCGTTGCAAGCGTATTTCCAGTCGTAGCTAAATTCGTTGTAAGCGTATTAATATTCGTTTGCAACGTAGTTCCAGTCGTATTCAAATTCGTTGCAAGCGTATTTCCAGTCGTA